GTATCAGTATTCCCAATTCCAACAATAAGATTCGTTGTGCCAAAACCTACGCCATTTGAAGCAGCATCTACATATAGTGTATCAGTATCTACTGCAAGGTTGCCCGTAATAGTAAGATTACCTCCCATAGAGACATTTGTCCCAGTGGTTATGGTTAACTGACCTGCGTCGTATTTTTCTATTTCATTAACAATTAGTTTACTCATCTTATATTATTGTTAGATCTGCATTTGTAGATACTGTTATTTGTCCTTCTAGTGTTGTTGGCCCTATAAGTAGTGCGTTATAATTTTCAGGTACTGTATGGGTTTCTGTAAATGTTTTTGGTGTTTGAAATATGATAGCCTCCATAACTCTTACGTTAGGAGCATCTGTGTTTTTCCAAGTGCCCGTTGCACTATCATAATTTAGCAAATCATTATTTGTAGGAGACGTCACGTTGACATCGTGCAATTCACCAAGCTCATGATACCATGTAGGGCGGATAAATAATACACCTTCGTTTTGGTGTGACCTGATAACCGATGCAACCTGTATTTTAGCAAGTGGCGGAGCAGGTTCTGTTGTTGTAAGTGCTCCTGCTGTAGATCCGCCAGCATCAAACCATAGTATATCACCAGCTGTGTAGCCACTTGTATCTAAAGATGAAATGTTACCAAACTCTGTAACATAACCATATTCATTATTAGCTAAGTCTTGGGTGGCTAAACCTATTAAGTATTCGTGGTTAGCTTCAATAGCTGCCTGCGTAGCTCTCGCAAAAAGAAAATGATCTCCTTCTGATCCAGCAAACATAACAGCATCACCTTTTGATATAGCTCCAGATGCCTTACCGTAAAATAAAAGTTCTTGGCTATAAGCCTCTTCACCTGCGGCAGCAGAAGCAATGCTAATCACCTCGATGTTAACACCATTTGAAGGCGCGGTATCAAATGTAATAAGCGTTCCGTTAACAGTGTAGGTACCTTTAAACTGATACACACCGTTAAAGTAGATCATTGTCTTTACCTCGTTGTCTACAGACTGAGCCATGTTGAACTCTGTCTCTACACCATCACCAGTAAAGTTATCTTGGTATATTGTAGTTGGACCTACGTTAATACCTGAAATAGAAATAACTTCTACGCTATGTCCAGATTCTGGAGCAGTGGTAAAAGTTATAACATCGGTATTTAAAGAGTAGTTGTCTTTTTCTTGATAAACACCATCTATATAAATAAATGTCTGGTCTTCATCAGATAAGCTGTTTTGTAAAGTAAACGCTGTAGTAGTACCATCTCCTGTGAAGTTGTCTCTGTATATGATTGATGCAGAGCTTGATGTAGATGGATCAGCAAAACTTAGGTTACCTGAACCGTCAGTTGTAATGACTTGGCCATTAGAACCATCTGACGCAGGAAAAGTATATGCGTCGTTTATCTTTATATTACTAAGAAAACGATTTGCCATGAATTATATTATATGTTATTACCCGATCATAGTAACGAGTACTCTAATATCGTTACTTGTTGGAGCTGTAGCGAAGTTCACTGTAAGCGTATTAACTGTAGTTCTTTCAACATCTGCAAAAACAGTGTCGTAAGTACTATTGTCAAAAAGCTGTACGATGACATCTCTTGTATTTAAATTGTGCGTTACAGTATAAGATGTGGCTGAGCCATCACCGATGCTTGTAGCGTGCTCTCTGTCAGTTATAGGATCAGTTAACTCTGAAGTAATAGGAATATTGTAAAACGTAGATCCGTCGTTAGTAAATGTCCAACGATCGGTTGTTTCGTTCCACTCAAGAGATACGTTAGTATCATCACCTCTTTCTACTTCAATACCAGCATCTTCACTTGCATAACCTGTAGCATTACTATTTAAAGTAATAATATTATCAGCAAGGTTGATTGTCTCAGTGTTAACTGTAGTAGTTGTACCTGAAACTGTTAAGTTACCTGTAACGGTAAGGTTATTCCCGATTGTTACATCGTTAGGCAGTCCAATAGTTACCGTGTCTCCAGAGATCGATGTTTCAATCTCATTTGCAGTACCAGCAATAGTGAAAGTGTCAGCGGCAAGATCTACACCATCACCAGATCCAGTATCAGCAGCAACAGTAAGTGTAGTAGTAATACTAGCGGTACCAGCAGCTGTTAAACGACCTTGAGCATCTACAGTAAACGTAGGTATCTCAGTTGAAGAACCATAGCTTCCAGCTGTAACAGCAGTGTCTGCTAGATCTAACGTAATATCACCGCTAGTACCAGTGCCGTTAAGTCCTGTACCTGCAGTTATAGATGTAATATCACCAGATACATCAATCCAGTTAGAACCATCATATACGTATAGCTTGTCGTCTGTTGTGTTAAAATATACCTGACCTTCTACAGGATTTGATGGTGCCGTTGCTGTCGGGTGCAGCGTAGCGTTTTGTAACTGATTGTTACTTAAGTTAATGTTAGATAAATACCTTGCCATAGTTTAGTTTAAGTATGCTTTACCGGATATGCTACCGTTAAAAGTTATAGTTAGTTCGTTTTGTGCTAAATAGTAAATGTCTCCTATGACAACATTACCGCCATCATCGACGACTGTTACAGAAGGAAACTTGTTTAAAGCGTGACTCACAGTCCATATAGACTGAGCTGTTACTTGCGTGTGTACGTGTGTTTTATCGCCTGAAGCATAAACCGTAGACAGCGTTAATGTTTCACCGCCTGTTATAGTTCCGTTACTTGAGATGACATCTACATTAATTCTTATTACATCATTAGGCAAAGAATTAATTGATTGCATACGGAAAACACCAAAGTTGGTTGTATCATCACCGTTTCTAATCTCTAGTATAGCGTCTCCGTTATAAGATGCTGATAAAAAGTCAGATATATTATTGCCAGATGCGTTATACTTACTTAAGTATATTTGAGTGACACCTGAAAAAGGCGTGTTAGTAACTGACTTATTGTTAAAAGAACATTTACCGCTACCTATAGAAAGTGAAGTAGAAGTTTGGTCATATATAAAAGCAAACTTGTCACCTAGTATCTGGTCTTGTTTACCAAAAAATGTAGACAAGTCGTCTAACTTGTAGTTCCTAGTTCTTTTTGTTCTACCATCAGAACCTATAACAAAGTCGTCGCTTGTTACGTCTTGATCAAATTGATATTTACTTATTCTTGCCATTTATTGCTTTTATTTCTATTGATTACCTCCTCCTGGTCTTTCGCCAAGACCTCCGCCTCCGCCTCCACCGCCTGAACCTGCGGCTTGTGTAATAGTTATAGTATGGGAAAGATTTGCTGTTGAGTAACAGCTACCACTAATATAAATACTTAAAGTTAGTGATCTTGAACTAGTAGTACTATTTGTGGCTACATTTAAATACCTAACTGTACTTCCACTAGTAGCTGTAAAACTTATGTTTTGATTACCAGTTCCTCCTGTAGTATCAGACGTGCTACTTAATCCAGCCCATGATTGGTTTATTTCCATATATATAATTGCTCCAGTACCTTTTGGCGTGTAGTTTAAGTCAGCTTCCCACCTTAAACTTTGTCCTGCCGCAGCTACACTAATAGAAGATCCCGAAAAGCAAGCCGTATTATTGTTGAGTTTCATGCACCCTAATTCTCTATTACCTACATGACCCTTAAATTCTGACATCGCATAAGGAGTAGCTAGATAACCACTACCTTGTTCTAGGTTAGGGTCGTAAGGCGCGTCAACGGTAAAACCGTTTACAGTCCACTCATTAGTCATAGGTGGACAAAAGTCAAAATCACTACCATTAGCGTCACCTCCACGAGTAAGGTCATACATAGAGATATTAGTAAGGTTTACAGTAGAACCGCTAACATAACCATTAACACCTACATCATTATACCTTCGTTCTTTAGCAACACCACGCATTGATATTGCCCCGCTAGTTGGTACTGCCATTGATTATTGATTTTAGTTCTTCAATTTGGTTTTGCTGTTCTTTTACAGCTTCTATTAATAAAGCCACTATTCTATCATACTTAACAGCTTTATATCCATTAGATCTTGTAGAAACAATTTCAGGTAGTATTTCTTCTATTTCTTGCGCAATAACACCTATATCGTGTCCTTGATAAGTATCTTGTTTATTATTCCAGTCAAACTCATAACCACCTATACTTTTTACTTTATCTATAGGATTTGTTATTGTTTTTATATTTTCTTTTAATCTACGGTCGGATGTACCATAAGCAATAATATCACCTGTTGCTGTTAAAGTACCATCTATTGTATCACTCTGATCTTTTCTAAGGTATCTAGTGTCGTGATTGTGTGAACTAGAAGCAGCACTTATTAGAGTTCTAACTTCTGCAGCTGTTACACCTGTAGCTAGTGTTGGCGTTCCACCACCGCTAAATATACCAGGCTCTGCATAAACAGTTGGTTTGTTTGTTAAATCATCATAGTCTCCACTAAAGCTACTAGTACCAGAGCCAATCAAGGTTCTTACTTCTGCAGCGGTAACACCTGTAGTTAACTGAGGATTACCACTACCATCTGCATATATAGCTGGCGTATCAGTTGAAACTGTCCCTGTTGTATACGATTGTACGTGACCGTATGAGTCAAAGTCAAGATTCTGAATAAAAGTTTGACCAGTGTTATTGGAATCTGTAACACTACTAGTATTAGGGTGAGATGATGAAGAGGTAAACGAAACATTACCTTGAACCTCTAAGTCGCCTTCTATGATAGTTGTATGCGATCCTCCTGTAGTTGTAGACTTTCTAAGTGTTATCTCATCAGCTTTTAAGAAAAGCTTCTTAGAACCGCCATAAACATCAAGGGTCATGTGATGATTACCAGTCGTTGTAGTTCCGTTGCCAGAATACATGTAAGCAACACCACCAAACTGTAAAAAACCAGGACTTAATTGATTTGAAGCGTCATCAAAGTTAGTACCACCAGCCCAAGAGTTAAAGTTGATCTTGTGACCAAATAGCCTGTATTTAGATCCACCAGTATCATTTTGTATCTCAAACCTAGATGACGTATCACCTGCTTTAATAGTTGTGCTACCCGATGTAGATACTAAAAATCTATTATTGATATTTAGACCACCAGTGAAAGTACCAGTAGCAGCAGATATATCACCTGAGAATGTGGCGTTACCATTAGAATCAATAGAAAACTCATTTGATGTTATACCATTTGAATTTAAAGTAACACCACCAAATGTACCAGAAGCTGCAGATATATCTCCAGAAAAGCTTCCTGACACACCATTTAACGGTACATTTAACTGTAATCCGTTAGAGTCAAGTAAAAATGGTGCTTGTGAAGCTGGAGAAGATTCTGAACCTGTAAAAATCTTAAACACGTCAGCGTTAAAGGCGATGGCTGAGCTTGAAACTCCGTCGTCACTAGCGTCTGCAGAAAGCTTCATACCTGCTACAGCGTTACCCGCCGTTACTTGTAAACCGTATTGAGCGTTTAAGTTTCCGTTGGCTTCAGCTGCTGCCGATCTGTTTTCTTCTACACTTGCTACAAGGCCTGAGCTTGCATCACCTACAGTAGCCTCTAATGTCTCTACTTTACTTGCCGTGGCCGAGTTGTCATCTACATAAGTAGATATTTCTTCAAAGTAATCTGCTTTTGTAGCTACTTGTAAATCACCGTTAGCGTCTAGTATTTCTAATACTGCGTTTAGGTTAGTAACTCTACTTGCTTCTGCGCTAATGTCTGAAGCATTTGTATTTATATCTTCAGTGGCAGATGATTTAAACGTTTGAAACTCACCATCTTCTAAAACATTCCAAGTATTCGGCGTGCCCGACGTTAGAATATACCTTTTATTGTCGTCGTCGGTGTCAAACCATAACGACCCTAACGGGCTATCAACAGGCGGTGCGTCGTTCTGTTTGAATATAAGAGGTATGTTGCCTACTTCTGTTTCTATAGTGTCAACCCTTGATGTAGACGCGTAGCTTGGTAGTGATAAAGCATCTACGATAGTTTCCATTGAAGCGTTACTTACGCTAAACGTGTTTGTTTCAGCATCGTAAGAACCAAACGTGGTGCCAATAGAATCTACCTTTTGTGCTGTAGCAGAGCCCGTATCCGCATACGTTTTAACCTCTTCAAAGTAATCAGAGTTAGAGTCAATAGTAAACGTATCTGTAACTGGATCGTATACACCAAACTGAGCAGTAAGCGTTGTTGTTTTACTAGCTAGTGCGCTCTGATCTGTAGATAACGTGTTAACCGTTTCTTGTAGCTCAGCGGTACTTTGTATAAGATCACCTAGTGCTTCTGAGCTTGTAGCCTGCCAGAACACGCTTGGCGTTTGGCTTAAATCCTCTGTAAGTATATAAAGAGCGTTACTATCATTAGTATCCACCCATATAGAACCTAATGGGTTTATAAGCTCGTTTTGAGCATCGTAAATAGCAGGCTCATCATCTTGTCGTATTGTAACAGGTATATTACTTACCTGGGTTTGAAGTTCTGTAAGTTGAGATGCCGTAGCGTATTCTGACGATGTTGTTGTACTAAATACTTCGTTTGCAAAAGCCTCTGATATAGTTACTGCACCGTTTGCACCTACCGTACCAAAGCTGGAACCTAAGTTAGTTACAAATTGCGAAGTTGCAAATGTATCTGAGGTAGTAGTAGTCATTACCTGGTTAGCGAAAGACTCTGCTAAACTAACTAAGTTACCGTCTTCGTCAAACGTTCCGACAGAAGTAGCTAGGTTGGTTACAAACTGCGCGTTAGCATATCTGTCCGATGCTGTAGTTTGAAGCACTTGATCTGCAAAAGACTGCGATAAGCTTTGTAGTACACCCTGATCATTGAACGTCCCAAAGGTAGCGGCAAGGTTAGTTTGAAACGTAGCCTGCGCTAACTGGTCGTTTGCTATAGTAGTAATGCTCTGGTTAGCCGATGCTATTGCAATACTGTTATCATTTATATCTACAGCTAACTGGCTAAGGTCGTAGTTTACACCATCTAAATCAAAGTTACGGCTAAAGTACTCTGCCAGGTCATCAAGCCTATAGTTGCGTGTTCTATATACAGCCCCTGCTTGACCCTGCCCTTCGTATGAAGAACCTACCAATAAGTCATCATTGGTGATATTAGTGTCTTTAATATAGTTTTTTATCCTAGCCATTTACTTACAGTTGTTCTTTCTAGTTCCTTTACCATGGCCTGAACGGTTAGCTTTAACCGATACAAACTTTTTCTTTGTATGGTCGTAGTCCTTACCGTTAATATCCTTCCCAGCTTTAATTGCAGCTCTGCGCTTTCTCTGATTCTCGGCCTTCATCTTCCGACGCCGTGGAGTCATCGCTGCCGCAATATCTCGCTTACGTTTAGCCAGCAATGCTTTTTTTGATAATTTCTGTTTTGCCATAAGTAAGCTATTACATATAAGCATCGTAAATTAAAGGGGGCGACAATAGCCTCTACTCTTATATCTTAAGGCTTAATGTCACACATTACCCGAATTAGTATGGCTACGCTAAAAGCGAGCCTAGTGTCATCTTTTTTAGGGGTTAGATATTTAGGGGTTGGGTATTATACCTATACTTTACAGTACACAACACGAAAGGGAAAACGCTTTAGAAAACCCCACGGGCCCCGTAACAGGGCGTAAGCCTAGAAATGTTTTGGCTTTTGCTGCAGACACTATACGGACCTCAACACTATACTATTTTGTACAGCGCGCCCCGCGCGTGTATAGCAAAGTGCAGACTCTCTACGAGTTGAGTTAGATAATATATATGTACTGAGTTACTGACAGAGCCAAGAGCAAATGCAGACAGAGTACGAGTGGAGTTGGATAATATATTTGATTAAAAAATAAATAAATAAAAAAATATAATAACAGAATTAATACGAGTTATATCAGATAATATAATAAATTAAAATAAATAATAACTAAATTAAATTAATTACTATGCAAACAAAAAGATTCGTAATTCGCAAATCACTAGTTGGAAAGAATGTTACAATTACATTCACAAATGCCAAAGGCCAAGTGTACAAGTACAATCATGATGAAGTGTACAATGCTAACAAGAAAAAGCTTGAAGCTATGAACTGCTTTCAAAAGTACAAAAGCTACACAGCTACAAACAATGTGCCTTCATTCGCTAAAGAGTTACTCATCACTGAGTAGCTCTTAGCTAAACCAAAAGCAGATATACTACGATATGGTCTTGATAATATCTTTGATAACAATAATAACAATATTAATTACTAAATACTAAATTATGTCACAATTAATCAGTAACTGCTGCGGTGCAAGTCCGTGGCTCGGTAACGAACAGTTAGAACGTTGCGCTGAGTGCCTTGAGCACTGCGAGTTCGAAACCGAAGACAAAACGTTCTCTAAGAGATTCTTTCTGGGTTCACTAGCCTCTAAGTTGTTCATCTTACACAACGTACAACAAAGAGGCTTAGGATCAGCCAGACGTGAACTAATGGGTATGGATCTTCCTATCTCAGATGTTCAAGAGGTAAGTAGAATGTTAATACACATGTGCCATGAGTAAATTTGTAGATCAACCAGCTGAAAAGATAGCTGAACAGTTAGAGAGGGTTATTCAGTTCAAGAAGGATAATCCTCTGTTAGCTGACCTTGTAAAGATACGTGCATGGGAAAAATGGTGTACAAGCTATGAGTACCGTAAGAATGAATGGGAGTGGAGACAGAAGTACTTTGCAAACCGTTAATAGCACCTCGCCAGAGGTGTATAGCAGCAGACACGGTACGGGAACAGTTTGATAATATAACTGAATAAAAAATAAATATTATGCCAAAAAAAATGTCACCATCGGAAATTAAAAACCACATCGAACGCCTTGAAGCTGTTGAGGCAAAATACCAACACCTGTACGATACCTTCGAGGATCACGACGACTGGGTATGGTTTATCGGTGAACGTATGGCAGAGGAATAATCCCTGCCACCTAACATAGAGTAATTACTTGGCCTGGTTTTGAAATAGGATCGGAAGAGTAGACTCCGTCATACTCTATACTTAAGTGCTATACACGAGTGAAGTAAAGAATAAAAGTTGCAGACAGGATACGAGATCAGATCGATAATATAACTGTTCAATAATTAATAACTTAAATTTTATTACTATGACTACAAAAAGATTCGTTATCAGAAAATCATTACTTGGAAAAAATGAAGTAATTACCTTCACTAACAAGAAAGGTGAAACCTTCAAGTACAACCACGACGAAGTATTCAAAGCGAACAAAGAAAAACTCGAAGCGATGCCTTGCTTCCAGAAGTACAAATCTTACACTGCTACGAATAACGTACCATCCTTCGCTAAAGATCTACTACTGAAGTAAGATCTTAAAAGTATGCGCTCCTTCGGGAGCGTGTATAGCACTTCACTTCACCTTTACCAGAATCACCACGAAGCAGGGTGACAATTGCCTCGGAATATACTACTTATAAGGCTACTGTCACACTTTTTCTTAAGACACACTCAGAAGCGTGGTTTTATACCTCTCCCTACTTTTTAAACTATAACTAAACTATCCACTTTATATTACACTTTTGCAGATATAATACGATGCGAGTAAGATAATATAACTGTAATTAATAAATAACTTAAAATTTATAACTATGACTATTAAATTTACTTCAAAAAGCAAACGACCTTATTTAAAGTTCAACCATTCTAAGTACTATGGTTTTAAGATCAGTAAACTACCTAAAGCGTTCGCTGAAATAACCTCGGAAGAACCAATTAACGAGTGGTTCAACTACGCTGGCTTTACTTTTATACACCAATCTTATATTAAAACAGTATAACTATGATAAGTATATTACAAGTATTAGAACAAGGTGGTTTAGAGTACGACGGAGTATGGATCACTGATATTTACTACGACGAGACAGGTAGACACGAAGTAGATCCTCGCGAGTATTATAATATTAACTTTAAACTAGATTAACTATGATCTTTGAACTTGAAATAGAATTTTACTTAACTGAAGAACAAAAGAAAGAGTATGGTATGGAAGACTTCATTATCTATGTAGAATCTAGCACACCTTACGTTACTCCTGAGCTCTTAGAGTCAGAGTATAATATGGCGACGGATTGCCACGATGCACTATTACAACCTTTCAAACTATTAACTTCTAGGTGGATAAAACTATAACTACAATGGATAAGAATACTATTGAAAAATTAAAGCAATTATTTCCTTATAAATCAGAGTACGATCCAGACAAGTATATGGAAACAGTGATGGATTATATATACTCTGAAATAGTAGACGAACTAATTACAAATTAAATACGATTGAAGTAAGATAATATAATAAACTAATATAATAATTATGAAGAATTTATTACTAAACTACGATCGCGAAGAAATATTCGACAAAGTTGTAGAAACTGAAATCTTTGATTACTACATGGATAAACTCCACATGGACGACTTCTGTACACTTCAAAACGACATAGCGTACTTCATCAGTACATTAGAAACTAAAATAGTAAAAGAATAACTATGAGTTATACTAGAGAAGAACTAGAGAAGCGCGACTTGTTGCTATACATCGACTTTCAACGTATCTGCGAAGAATTCGACTTAGACGAAGGTGGACTGGCGCCTGAGCAACACTTAGAACTAGAAAATATATTAATAGAATTTATACTACAGAATAAATGGCAAAATCAAGACAAGTAACAGTAAAATTAACCTCATGGCAATCAGAAAAAGATTTAAACAAAGTATTAGAAGAAATATTCTGGGACTCGAAGTATTCTTACGAGTTCGACACTAACGAGTGGGAGATCGATGAAGTTGCAGATTAAATACGACTGAAGTAAGATAATATTCATGTAACAAAAATTAATAACTATGCAAGATTACTTAACAACTCCAATTACCAATAACGAGCAAGCCAAAAAATATATCTGCGACTTGTACTTTGACGGCAAACTGTACCATTTAGATGAGTCAGCAAGTATTATTATTAATATTAAAACAGGCGAAGACTTTTTTACGCCTGAAGAGTGCGAGCTTCTCGATAAAAGACGAGACGAAGTATTCGAGCACATGGAAATAGATCCACATCAACTTTGTTGTGCTTTGCATGATATTAAACTTTAAAATTAAACGCTATGTATTTAACAGAACAAGAATTAGCATTAGTATTCGAGAATATGAAGTTTGCACTCGAGCACTTGACCGATGACTTTACTGATCCAGTATTCACCGATCACTACAGAAAAGATATAGATTTATTAAATAAAATAAGCAATACGTTATGACTACACTAATTAAACCACAGAAGAAAAACCACATTTACTACTTCAATGAAGACACAGTAAAAGATTACATGTACGAAACCCACACTGCGAAGTACGAGTTTGTTCGCTACAACTGCGACTGGGAAGACGACGAGTTACTGTTCAACGAGATACTCGAAGACTTTGACGATCAGATACAAGAAGCAGAAATCGCCGAGTTTATAGAAATGAAATCTTGGGATCCAGAGTATTTAGCTATGGCACTACGTCGTGAGTGGCGTAAACAAAGTATATTACAATTAGAAATTAAAAAAATTAAAGAAGCAGTAAATAACGTTCGTTACTAATATGGGAGCAATATCAATACACGAAGTAGCAAGTAAAAAAGTATACCGTAATGCAGTTGAAGCATACGAAGATTTAGTAGACAATGCAAGAGAGCAGTATGGCACGGATCCTTACTCAGGCACTATTGCCACAACACAGTTGCAAGGTAAAATTAGTGAGCCAGAAAACTACGAAGATTTCTACAATAAACTCGATGCTATACACAAGCGTGACTGCTGGTACTACGAAACTGACGAGCATTATCACTTTATCGGGTGGGCTTCAAGCTAAATACAGACTTAATACGACAACAGCGCGATAATATAACTGTAACAAATTAAATTATATAGATATGGAAAAATTACTACAAGAATTACGTTCAACAGGCGGCATCTTCAATGTACGCTTCTACAAAAAAGACGGTTCACGTCGCAGTATTAATGCACGCTTCGGTGTTCGCAAAGGTGTAAGCGGTGTAGGCCTTAAGTACGATCCAGCTTCACGTAACAACATCATAGTATACTCTATGGTTGACGGTGGCTTCAGAACTATCAACCTCGATAGTATCTACAGAATCAAGTTTAACGGTCAAGAATATATACTGTAATGTCTAACACACCTACAAGTCACAAAGCCTTGCTGTGGCGTATCTCTCGTCACATGCAAGACATGCGTGAAGTTTGGGACTATGATGGTTCTGAAGAATATACTGACGCAGAGATCGATATCCACAATGCAGCTATCAAGTTAGGTATTGTAGATCAAGACTGGTACGATCGTCGCCTCAAGGCTACGTTTGATGAGTTATTATGTGAGCTTATCTATGTTACTGGTTTACATCACATGAAACAAAGAATAGACGAAATAATTATTAACCATGGAACCAGTTAGATCAGGTCAAGGTAGATCTAAAAATCAGATTGCCTGTAACGAAAAAGTAGCAGGCTATACAGCGGTTGGCTTTATAGCTTTATTAATATTAGCAATTGTATTATGAATATATTTTACTTACATAGTAACCCTTTCAAAGCTGCTGAGTATCAGTATAACAAGCATGTAGTGAAAATGGTTTTAGAGTCAGCGCAAATGCTTTGTACTGCTCACCACCATTACGGCAACGGCGATAATGTTCCGTACCGAAAAGCTCATTACAACCACCCTTCAACAGTGTGGGCTAGACAAAGTACTCAGCACTATGATTGGTTACGCGATCACTTCATTGGTTTAGCTGACGAATATACCAAGCGATATGGTAAACGTCATTTAGCTTTTGAAAAATGTATTGACTCTTTACTTAATCCACCTACTGGTATGCCTGACAATGGTTTTACTGAACCTCCACAGTGTATGCCTGACGAGTTCAAAGCGCCTAGTGCTATACACGCGTACTGGAATTACTATCTTACTGACAAACGTAGCGTTGTTAATTCTGATGAGAAAGCTTATGAGGCTATGCCTTCAGAACTTGCAGACAAAATACGATAGCGGTTCGATAATATATCTGTAACAAATTAATTATTATGACTTTAAAATGTGAAATGTGCGGTCAACTTATGTCTCAAAGCGATTATGACTTCAGCGACATCTGTTCTGACTGTTTAGAAGAATTAAATTAACTATTATGAGAGGACCAAACATGAGTTATTGCGCAGCAGAAAACACAGAGCGCGCAATGCAGCAATTATTAGAGCTACTCGATGAAGGCGCAAAAGACGTTGACATCAGAGAACAGACTACTGAAGGTTATGCATTAGAGTCTGTTATGGAATTATCCAGAGAATTACAAAGAATTATTCAAGACAAAATCGACGAAGCATGGGAGTAACATTAAACGATATGGAGCTTGAGGTATATCATATATGTGAAGCTCAAATAGAAAAATACATTAACGATTTTATAGAAACAACAGTTTGGGATATGATTTCTGACGAAGTTTGCGATTATCCTTTTAAAAACGAATCGGACATTCCACCTGGTTCAAGATCAGTTGATGCAGCAATAGAACGTATACATTATCATTTATCTAAAAAATTCAAACAATGAAAACAGTAAAATTACCTAAGTTTAAATTAGCAGGTGAGTTAACAATTTATGACAGCGGAGACACTGTACAAAATCCTTTTTCAGGCGAAACGTACGAGCTTACAGCCGAAGAGTTGTCAGTGTACGACTATATCATTGGTTTACAACACCTTATAAATCGCTCAGGTGGAGCTTTTTCACCAACAACTCGTAAATACCAACAAGACATGCGTATCGGTCTTGACTGGTTCAGAAAAAATAACGCGTCAGCATACATGGCATTATTAGATTAATTATGAAAAAAGCATTACAATACTTATTTTACGCTTGGGTTGCTGTTATGGTAACAATTATCAGTGTTTCATCTGCAGGCTTACTGTACGGTATATTTACCGGTCAAATACATTAGTCATGAGGCATTACGAAAACAAGCATATAGATTATTTAGTAACACAAATCACACCAAAAGGTTTATGGGATTACTGTATCGCTAAAAAATGGTACGACGATTCAGAGTATATCAGAAAAAAATATTTAAATTATGAGTAGAAAATTATATTTATTCGAGCAAGAACAACAAGTATTAAAAATTCAAAACAAGCGTACAGACAAAATACGATCTGAGCGTGATAATAATGTAAATATAAAATTACAACCATGGATTACAAAGCAAAAGTTTTAGAATATTACGGATCAGAACTAGAAACTGACTACGATTGTTGGGCAGATACTAAGTTTCAAATTAAGTATACGACAATCAGCACAGCTGATGACTACCAAATCTTTAACCGTAACGACGGTGGTTCTACAGTCTTTTATGATGAAGATCTGTTTTACTACGCAGAAAACTGTCTTGACTGCATAGTTGATGACATCAAAGACGGTTTAACACTGTTCGTCGATGCAGATATCGCGCACGAGTGTGGTCTTGGTGATGATCAGGGTGAAAACTGGCATTGGCAAGAATTATACGAAGAGTTTTATGAAGAAGAAGATGATGATGAAGATTGATGCCGGAAAGCAAGAGGAGATACACAACATGGTAGGTCGTTACGGTGTAACAGGTACTCTTGCGTATTACCAACAAGAAGACGACGATGAAGCTGTTTATTATATATCACTTAAATACTTTAACTCATGACAACTAAAGAAAAAGCTAGAAATTATATCTGGTCTCGTATTCAGTCTACCGAAAGAGAATACACTCAGATACACGACGATATGAGACAACCTGGTGATAGACGCATAAGCATGGATAAGCTAGAGCTCATGCTTGATGCTACGGATCGTAAACTAGACATGTATAACTATTTATTTAAATTAGTAGAATTAGATGAAGGATAAATTAAACGAAGACAAACACAAAGCATTATACGTAATCAAACATGAAACAGAAAAAATCACTGGCATCGAAGATATTAGTTGTAAGTCCCGCGCACGGGAATATGTCTTTGCAAGATTCTTATACATCAAAGCAGCAAGAGAATTTACCGACTACGCAATGTCAGCAATAGGCGGCGGTATTGATAGAGATCATGCTACAGTTATGCACTCGCTTGTAAACTTACAGTGGGACTTTGACCATAATAAAGATTTACAGACTAAATACGATGAGCTTGCGATAATATTAACGAACAAATTAAATATCAATGCTATCAGTAAGCTTGATGAGCAAATCGATAAGCTTTTAGATCAGTTACATACATTACGTAAACGCAGACAAATACTTATAAATTATGAATCTTCTGACACAAAACTCGAAAATAAAGAAAACGTCCAAGTTTTTTGGAGTTAAAGTTTTTAATTGGACATTACCAGCTTACAAATCTAAATCAGGTAAAATGATTTGCCCTATGGCAGGCGATTGTAAAGACTTCTGTTATGCACGTAAAGGCGCATACATCTGGTCTAACGTAAACAAAGCGCACGAAGAACGTTATGAGTTCAGTAAAACAGATCTATTTGTACCTGTTATGATTGCTGAGATCAAACGTAAAAAAGCTGATTATATTCGTGTACATGACTCTGGCGACTATTACAGTCCGATGTATTTAGCTAAGTGGTTTGAAATAGCTCGAGCATTACCTGATGTACGTTTTTATAGCTACACCAATATGATCGACTTAGTGCAAAACGTAAACGTACCAGACAACTATGATTTTATATATTCAGACTCAGGTAAGCAATCACATCTGATTGATCCTCGCGTCCATAGACACACAAAGATATTTTCGTTAGGTTCAGATATGGGTAATTACGTAAACGCGTCAGAATATGATTTATATGCAACAAAATGGTTTAGCCCAGAAAATCATCGCATTGGCTTAATGTTTCATTAATGAAAGAAATACTAGAACTTAGAAAAGGATTAAATGAACTAGCAGTTATCGAAGAAATAATGTTTGGCGTATTAGTCATACTTATTGTCGAGGCACTGCTCATAATGCTATACACATGGCAGATTTCGACTACGAAAAACTAGCAGATCTCATTGTAGATCGACTAATGAAAAAACAAGAAGAATATGAAAAAGAACAAGAGCAAAACGAACATCAGATCGCAGAGTTAGCGCGTCTTGAAACGTTAATAAGTTTATACGAACAACAAGAAAAATATGAACATGCGGCAATGGTTATGCGTAAATTACAAAACCTAAAAGCTCGTTTAATTAAAAAGGGTATTATAGATAAATAAAAACTTCAAAAAAAAATATTAATTTTACAAGGTTGTTTTCATAATAATAGTTATTTAGTTTGTTTACAGTAGTTACATACCCGGAGTGATAACCTTGGCTTCGGGTTGTAACAAAAACTGTGACAATAGGCTATAAGATTATAAGAGATAGGGGCTAATGTCACACAATATGGATTACTTACATGACAATAAGATTATATACAAGCGTTTGCCTGTTTCAGATCTTCCGTCTGCTACGTATCATTGGGGTTGGCACTATGAAAACGGCACACATGAATACTACGCGTTGTTTCATTCTAAAAGCCAAATAACGTCTTATAAGTCATTAAAATGGCATTTGTATGTATTATTACATCTAAATCCAGAAATGTCCAGAGAACGTTTTATTGAACTTACTGATTATATAACTAATAAAGATAATGGGTTTATTTCCTTTACTATCAATCGCGATGATCTTAGCGATATTATTGAGAAAGTATTAATGTACAATGTTGATCAACCACCGAACAACAGAATACGTAAAGTAATATTTAAAGACGGTACAGGTTTGTCTGTATCTGATAAACTAAAAATAACAGGTCAACTCATCGGAAGAAATAAAAACGCTTCTGAAAGTGATATATATGAAATAATGTTGTATCTTCATGACCAAGGTGAAAAGATTACAGTTAAAAAAATATCTGAAGCCTTAAAAGTTACAACACGTACAATATATAGAAACATAACCGATGAGTTAAAAAAAGAAAAAGACCTACTTAATGAAGAATTACAATCTTGACAATTACCTACGTTTCAAGAGAGACCTTGAAGAGGTAATGCCCGAAGATAAGCCGTGGATGGAATATTCACGAGACGAGTTGATTACAAAACTAATGCCGTTTGCTATTGATGTAGCAAGATCGTTTTCAACGTCAGATCAGGCATCAGGTGTAATGAGTATAAACGACATAATGCAAGAAGCTTTCTTATCCTTGACACTAGCTGTAGATCGCATCGACTGGAACATGATGAACCATAACGATGATCTTGAGCGTCAGATAAAAGGCTTTGTAAGCAAAAGAATAAAAGGTGGTGTTCGCAGAGCTATTGATATTAATCGCGGCGATATTAGAATACCAGAACATAAGATTAATGAGATACGTAAAAACGAAGGTAAAGACAAAGAGCTTGTTCAGATGTTTTTTAACTCTATATTTTTAAGTATCGATGAAAATGAAGAAGAAAACGGATTTGAAGTTGAAGACAAATCCAAAGACTATAACATAAATATTCTTAATAAATATATATTATCTTTGATGCGACAGTATCTAAGTGATCGTGAATACGATGTAGTTCGTATGAGCTTTGGTTTAGACTGTGATAAGTTACCCGCAAAAAAGATAGCCAAGTTGCTTGATATACAGGGTGTTGCGGACTTCGTTCGTGTATCTCAGATTAAACGTGATGCTATTGACAAATTGATCGATAACGTGGACCCTGATCAAGTAATGGACTTTATGAACTAATAAATCAATATAAATGAGTACCTTGACTAAAACAGAAGTGTTAAGAGAGTTATACAAAAAGTATGGCTTAAACCAAGAAGACACGTTCAAGTCTCCACAAGGCTGGACAATTATTACTCGATCTGGTATCGACAAGATTCAAGCGGAAGCTGATATCGATATTGACTACGATGTTATCGAGTATGCACCAGGAGAGTCTGCAGCAGTAAAAGCTACAGCAAGCTGGAATGATCGTAAGCTGACAACGTTTGGCGAAGCATCACCTAAAAACTGTCGTCAGAGCTATGTATTAGCTATGGCTGAAAAACGAGCTATGTCTCGTATTGTGCTAAAGCTTACAGGCTTTTATGCATTAGGCGTATTTGGTCAAGATGAATCAGAAGACTTTATTGATGCAAATAAATATCAGTTAAAGAAAACTTTGTAATATGAAACAAGCCGAAGTGCTTGACCGTCTGAAAAATGACGAGGACTACTATGGTAAATTTGGAAAGCAGTATCTATCAAACTCTGATATTGGTACTCTTTTCAAAAACCCCATGGATCTAGGTAAGCCAACCGAAAAAACAGTTCCGATGCTTATCGGCGGTTACTTACACACGTGTATACTTGAGCCTGAAAAGCTACATACATTCAAAATTATACCTGCAACAACTCGTAATACTAAACAGTATAAAGAGATATCAGAAGGTGAGCTTTGTTTGTTACAGCATGAGGTTGATCGTATAGAATTATTAAGAGATACAATACTTGATAATGATATATGTAGAGATCTTATAAAAGCTGATGGCAATGAGTATGAAAAACCAGCGATCACAGAGTTATTCGGTAATCAATGGAAAGGTAAAGCTGATATTATAAACCATAATGAAAAGCTTATCATTGATATTAAGACGACTTCAGATATTGACGGTTTTAAATGGAGTGCTAAAAAATATAACTACGACAGTCAAGCTTATATTTACAGGCATTTATTTGGGTATGAATTTATTTTCATAGCGATCGATAAAACTTCATATAAAATTAATATATTTGAATGTTCGGATAATTTTTATCTGACTGGTGAAGACAAAGTAGAAAAAGCAAGTCACATTTATGACCTGTTCTACAAAACAGATGGGTTCGACCCGAAACAATATTTAGAAACCAATACATTATAGATATGGCGATTATTTTAAAAACAAGTATTAATCTGTCTGAAATACCAAAAGACAAGATTATTGACGGTAAAAAAGGAAAGTATTTACCGATCACAATTACTATCAACAACGAGCCAGACCAGTTTGGAAACAACGGTCCAGTAATTGTTGAACAGTCTATGGAAGAGCGTCAAGCCAAAGCACAAAAGACTTACTTAGGTAATGTTAAAGTAGTTTGGACTGATGGCCAACCAGCAACGGTAGCACCACGTGAAGGTCAACCTCAACAACAACAATCAAACGTAGTAGCAAACGACGATTTACCATTTTAATTAAATAGACATGCACGTTAACGACGTAGAGATCAATGGCTTCTTAATTGACGAGTTCAACCAACACGGACTAGAGGTTGGCAAAACGCAAGGTATCTGCCCCTTGTGTAGTCATGAAAGAAAACCCGAAAATAAAAAGAGCAAATGCGCTAGTTATGATTGGGAACGGGGTCTCGGGACATGTCACAACTGTCATCAAACATTTCAGCTACATACTTATCATAGGAATGGCTCTACTGAAAAAGAGTACGTAATTCCAGATGTAGAACCTGTTTTAATCCAAAACCCTAAAGTAGTGGCTTGGTTTGATAGCAGAGGTATTTCAGCTCAAACCCTCAAAGATATTGGTATCGGCGAGGGTTTAGAGTTTATGCCCCAGACCGGTAAACAAGAAAATACTATTCAGTTTAATTACTATATCGGAGGTAACTTAGTTAATATTAAGTATCGAGACGGTAGAAAAAACTTTAAGCTTTATAAAGGCGCTGAAAAAGTATTTTACAATATTGACGCAACGGTTGGTTACGACACTATTGTTATAGTTGAAGGTGAGATGGACGTGTTATCGTTCCATGAAGCCGGAATTAAAAACGTTATCAGTGTACCCAACGGTGCAACTTTAAACAATAACAACTTAGATTATCTTGATAACTGTATTGATTATTTTTCTGATAAAGAAAGAGTTATCATTGCAGTTGATAATGACGAGGCTGGTCAAGCATTACAACAAGAGTTAGTTAGACGCCTTGGCGCAGAACTATGCTATACACTCAGTTTCGACGACGTCAAAGATGCTAACGATTATTTACAAAAGTATGGAAAACAAAAACTGGCGCAGCATATTGCCCAAGCAAAACCAGTCCCTCTCGAAAACGTATCAACATATAAGGACATCGAACATGAAGTCCTTGATTTTGTCCATAACGGTTTTAAACCAGGCTTTCAAGTCGGTCTTAAAAACTTTGATGATATATTTTCTACTTACACTGGTCAATTTATTACTGTTACTGGTATTCCTAGTTCCGGTAAGAGTGATTTTGTCGATCAAATGGTTGTCGGCTATAACAAGAATTATGGGTGGAAAACAGCGTATGCTTCTCCAGAAAATGCACCAACTTACTTACACGCACACAAACTTATTAGAAAAGTGTGGGAAGGTATGCCAACAAAGGCTGATGTAGGTACAGACAAATGGAATACAGTGACTCAGCATGTTAATGACAACTTCTTTTTCATTGATATGGATCGTTACTCTCTTGAGTCTGTCTTACGCAAAGGTGCTGAGCTTGTAAAACGTAAAGGTATAAAGTGTTTAGTTATTGACCCTTTTAATAAAGTAAGAGATGTTGATGCTAAAACTGAAGACGTTAACCGTTATACAATGGAGTATTTAACTAAGATCGAAAGCTTTTGTAAGAAGTATGATGTATTAGTTATTATTGTAGCACATCCTACTAAAATGTATAAAAACAGTGATGGTCAAATTGAAGAACCAACAATGTATAATATTAAAGGCGGTGGCGAATGGTACGATGCATCATATCATGGTATTCTGGTACATAGAAATTATGAGGAGAAAACGGTTAAGGCAAAAATACTTAAGGTTAAATTCCAAAACTTAGGTGAAAACGGTGCTGAAGCTCATTTCAAATGGGAACCAAAGTCAGGTTGTTTTATACCTCATGAACGAATAGAAATTAATAACGAACCAATGCCTTGGGAATAAAGTATGGCAAAAAGACACTGGACATCAGAGTCATTAATGGCTCCAGACTACGGTTACTACGATTGGACTTACGAAGATCGTTTGGCTTACGTCTGGTGCGTTCAGAACAAGATTATAGTTTATCCAGATCATGAGCCTCACGCAGGTCCTTGGAAAATAAATATTAAACTTGATAAGAAAGTAAATAAATCACCACAGGCGTATGGGCCTGATGAAATATTAGAGAAAATTTTTGAATTTTATAGATACTATGCAAACAAATATCGACCTAAGGACGAGCTTTAGTAATGCCACTGAGGCGTTCGAGTATTGGTTAGAAATTATTAGGCATTCAGGTGTTGAGTTTCAGAACACCAAAGCATTATTTAACATTGGCTTTTGGCTTGAAAACCCGCTAGACAACATTGTAATACATCGCGAAAGACCTTGGAACCACAAATACGCTGAAGCTGAATGGGAGTGGTATATGTCAGGTGACAATAGGCTTTCTACTCTTGGTGATATCTATGGTAAAATACCTCAGATATGGCAGAAAATGGGTAACAAATACGGACGCGTAAACTCTAACTATGGTTGGCAATGGAACCGTAATAACCAATTAGATTATGTTATTGATCTACTAGAGCGTGATCCGAGCACTAGACAAGCTGCAATTAGTATTTACGATGGTAAAGAAAACTTAGATTATGCTTACGACACGCCTTGCACTTATGCAGTTCAGTTTTACATAACCAACAACAAGCTAAACATGTCTGTTATGATGCGTTCTAATGATCTCTGGTACGGTTTTGCGATCGATCAGTATTGTTTTTCAAGACTACAACAGATGGTTGCCCAGAGACTGTCTATTGACGTCGGCCAATATTACCACTTTGCAAATAATTTACACGTTTATGATGACAGACTCTGAAAAAATTTATTATATTTACCATATACCAGGCCAAAAGGTCGGTGTAACAGTTGATCCTCGAATAAGAGTAGAGAAGCAACAAGGTTATAAGCCTAACCAGTACGAAATACTAATGACGACTGATGATATTGATGAGGTATCAAAAATGGAAATTGAGTTTCAAAGACGTTATGGCTACAAAGTAGATCGTAAACTCTATAAAAATTTAAATAATAAATCAATGAAAGTAAATTCTACAGAACAAACAAGTACTTTTCCAGTGTCAGTAGATGATATTGGCGAATTTGTTCATGAAAACACAGGTTTAACTTGGACGACACATTTAGGTCAGTTTGAAATAACTGAAGAAAGTGGTCGTTGGATAAAACAAAACGTATTTAAATCTCAATACACTAATGATCGTTGCTATATCTACAATAAAGCTTATTATGAAGCCTTTATTCAAGGTACAGATATGGATCAGTTCAATGATGAACTCAATTTAATCGGTGGTCTTACAATGCCTAACAAGCCTATTGGTCCATCAATGCGTGATATTTTTCCGTTAATTAGAGACTGGGCTGATAAACGTGGTTTATATACTAAAGGAGATGAAAGAACACAGTACATTAAACTTATGGAGGAAGCTGGAGAGCTTGCGCAGGGTCTACTTAAACAAAACAAAGAAGAAGTCGTTGATGCTATTGGCGATATGGTTGTTGTTCTTACTAACCTGTCGCACTTTGTTGGTGTTGATATTGAAGACTGTATTGTATCTGCCTATAATGAAATAAAAGATCGTAAAGGTAAAATGTCTAACGGAACATTTGTAAAACAGTTATGAATAAAAAAGAGATAACATTTAGAGATCCAGTTGTAGAACGCGTTGTTGATAAGTTTGTTAGTCGTTCAGATGTTGGTTTTGAAAAGTACGGCCAAACACTAGATAAAGAACGTAAGACAAAACAAAAAGACTTACTTGGTTATCTTAATGATATTCAAGAAGAATTAATGGACGCGATCTTATATATTCAGGCTGCACGTGAAGAGCTAGTTGATCTTTCTGAAGAAGCTTTAATAAAACGAATGGATGTCATCGGACAAAACGGAAATGATGGTTTACATTATCAAGCCGAGCATGATGGCTATATGCTAGACAACGATCAAATATGGGAAGAAAAATAACACGAAGAAAAAAAGGTCCTGTACAGGCTAAAAAAATCAAATATGATGGGATTAATTTTGCCTCGGGCCTTGAAAGACACATGTATATGGCTTTACAAAAAGCTAAAATAAAAGCAGAATATGAAGGTAAAACTTATACGCTACTTGATGGCTTTGATTTCACGTCCGAGTGCTACGAAAGACAATCGAACGGTAAAGGAGACTTTACAAACCGTGGCAATAAACGTATTCTTCCTATTCGTTATACTCCTGATTTTATTGCCGATGATTTTATTATCGAGTGTAAAGGCCGTGCTAATGAATCTTTTCCAATGCGTTGGAAGCTTTTTAAAAAACACGTACAGGAGAATATGCCTAATGTTACATTATACAAACCACAAAACCAAAACGAATGCGACCAAGTAATTCAACACATCCTGGCAAAGAGAAACAAATAGCCAGAAGACGTTATGCGGGTCGTCAGATCGATAAATTTATTAAATGGAGTATTTCACAACGTGGATACGTGAAGTACTCTGATATTGTTGAACTCCACGAAAAATATAACATCTATGTCTACTAGTAAAAATTGGGAAATTAGCCTTGGATTTTACCCAGGTGTACTATTCGGATCACGAATGTACGAAGCAGAAGAATTTACAACATACGTTCTGTATGTACCTTTTATTGATATCGCTATAATTGTAGAAAATTAATATGGGTTTATTTGATGAGCGCATAGCGTACAAACCATTTGAGTACCCTGACTATTATACTGAAGGGTGGCTTAAGCAAGCGCAGGCATTTTGGTTACATACCGAAATACCTATGTCAGGTGATGTTAAAGACTGGAACGAACGTCTTACACCTGCAGAAAAAAACTTGGTCGGAAATATCTTACTTGGATTTGCACAAACTGAGTGTGCGGTTTCTGACTATTGGACTCAGAACGTTGTCTCGTGGTTTCCAAAACATGAAATACAACAAATGGCTATGATGTTTGGTTCACAAGAAACAATTCATGCTGTAGCTTACTCTTATTTAAATGAAACACTTGGACTTGATGATTTCGAAGCTTTTTTACATGATGAAGCAACAATGGCTCGTTTTGACAATTTGGTTGCTTGTGACGATAATGATCGTACCGGCATTGGCCGAAGCCTTGCTATCTTTAGTGCTTTTGCAGAGGGCGTTTCCTTATATAGCGCTTTCGCTGTTTTATATAGTTTTCAGCTACGTAATCTTCTTAAAGGTATTGGACAACAAATGAAATGGAGTGTAAGAGATGAAAGCTTGCACAGTAAAATGGGTTGCCAACTGTTCAGACACATGTGTGAAGAAGATGTGAGACTTTTAGAACATTGTCGAGAAGATATTATTTCAGCTGCTGAAGCTATGCACGATGCAGAAATGAATTACATTGACAAGATGTTTGAGATGGGTGACATTGAAAACTTAAAGTCTTATGATCTTAAACAGTTTATTAAAAAGAGATTAAATGAAAAACTCGGAGAACTTGGGTATGTTGATCTTACTAATCATTTTGATTTTGACTCAGATGCTGCAAATAATCTTGATTGGTTCTACCACTTAACTGGTGGTGTAACTCATACAGACTTTTTTGCTATTAGACCAACAGACTATTCTAAAGCTAATGAAGGTGAGGACTTCGATGATATTTGGTAGTTATGTGGAAAGATGAATGGAAAAAAGGTGTAGACTATCCTACGTGGGGAGACACTGATGTCTACAAGAAAACAATTACAGGAGGGTACTTATTACCTTGGGAAACTCCGAAAGATGCGTATATGCGAGTTGCGTCAACTGTTGCTAAGAGGTTGTACAAGCCGGAACTAACTGAAGTGTTTTTCGACTATATATGGAAGGGCTGGTTAAACTTAGCATCGCCAGTCCTTTCAAATACAGGTACCGATCGTGGTTTACCTATATCATGCTTCGGTATCGATGTAGGTGATAGTATTCACGATATTGGTTCTAAAAACTTAGAAATGATGTTGCTAGCGAAACACGGCGGGGGCGTTGGCATCGGAATTAACATGATTCGTCCTGCCGGAGCTAAAATTACAAACAATGGAACATCTGACGGCGTGGTTCCGTTTTGCAAGATTTACGATTCAACTATACTTGCCACGAATCAAGGATCTGTCAGACGAGGAGCTGCATCAGTTAATATCAATATTGATCACCCCGATTTCTTGGAGTGGCTTGAGATTAGAGAGCCCAAGGGTGACGTTAATCGACAGTCGCTTAATCTCCATCAGTGCGCTGTCGTCGGTGATAAGTTTATGCGAAGACTTGAGTCAGGAGATAAAGACGCTAGGACGCGATGGTCAAAGCTTCTCCAAAAACGTAAAGCAACTGGAGAACCTTATATTCTTTTTAAGGGAAATACAAACAAGAACAACCCAAGAGCTTACAAAGACAACGGACTTAAAGTTCACATGACAAACATCTGTTCTGAGATTACATTACATACTGACGAGAGTCATAGTTTTGTTTGTTGTCTTAGTTCAGTTAATATAGCTAAGTATGATGAATGGAAAGATACTAACCTCATATACCACAGTACTTGGTTCCTTGATGGCGTTCTTGAGGAGTTTATTCAAAAAGCAAAAGGGCTTAAAGGTTTTGATAATAGTGTGCGCAGTGCGGAAAAAGGACGGGCACTGGGACTTGGAGTTCTGGGATGGCACACTTATTTACAGCAAAAAGGTATTCCTTTTGAAGGTATGCAGGCGCAGTTCGAAACCAGAAGAATATTCAGTCAAATTAAGATTGAGTCCGAGAGAGCTTCTAGGGACCTTGCAGAGGTGTATGGTGAACCACTATGGTGTAAAGATACCGGATTTAGAAATACACATCTTCGAGCGATTGCACCCACAGTTTCTAATTCTAAACTGTCAGGCAATGTATCACCAGGCATTGAACCTTGGGCTGCTAACGTATTTACGGAACAGTCTGCAAAGGGCACTTTTATCCGCAAGAATAAAGAGCTTGAGAAGGTACTTAAGAAATCTGGAATTAATAATTCTGAAACATGGAACAAAATCCTAGAGGACAAAGGCTCTATACAAGACATAGAGGAGCTGAATGACTGGGGTTACATACAAGGCAAGTTATGTAAGCTCAGTGAGTCTGAAGAGGATATTGCCAAATACGGTTTTGATACAGTTAAAGATGTATTTAAAACGTTCAAAGAGATTAATCAACTAGAACTGGTAAATCAAGCTGGTATAAGACAGCAATATGTTGATCAGTCAGTATCTTTGAATTTGGCCTTCCCGTCTGTAGCGACGCCTAAATGGATAAACCAGGTTCATTTGGAAGCATGGAAAAAGGGTATTAAAACCCTCTATTACATGAGAACAGAATCAGTCTTGCGAGGAGACATTGCAACTAAAGCTATGGATCCAGACTGTTTATCGTGTGACGGGTAATAAGAAAGGGAGCTTTGCGGCTCCCTTTTTTTATTTACTAATAATGTTATTTACTACAAAAGCTAAACCAATAGCTGAACCTATTTTGTAAAGCTTTTTGTTTCTACGTTCTCGTTTCAAAGCTTTTTTAAGTTCGTCTGAAATGCTTATGTAGTTTTCTATTTGAGCATCTTTTTGCTCTATTGTTTTATTCCTATTGTCTAACTGAGCTTGGATATTATTTATAACATCTTGTAATGTTAAAACTTTATCTTCAAGTATTGTTATTCTCTGTTTAGTTAGTTTATGTTCCGATGTTAAGCCATCAAAAGTAACTAAGTCTTTTACAACTAATCTAGCGGTTGTTTCAGTTAGAAGTATTTTTGTATCGTTCTGAGAAAAACTTTTGAAGCTGACGCTTATTATAACGATCAACAGAATCAAGTTTCTTTTTAGTTTCATCTTGTATAACATCTATTTCATTATTTAATTCTTGTATAGTGTTATCGTAATCAACTAGCTTTTGATTCAACAGAGCTTCTTCTATTTTTAAACTATCATTAGCCACCTCTAAAGAGTCTATTGCTCCTTGAAGTAAACTAATTTGATCTTCATACTTCTGTATATCTAGTTTAGGCTTTTCCTTTAACATAAAGAAAATAACCAGCGTTGTAATACAGAGCAATATAACACTTGCTCTATTCATTGTTTACGATAATAATCCTTTTTTAAACTCAGCCCAATTAAACGCCGAACCTGGATCTGTTTTGCCTTTGCCTTCACCACGTACATGATCACCAGAACAATCTGAATGACGCACTACGTTTTCAGCAGGGATATTATATTCTTTCATCCACCACTTGCAAACTTCTATTGCTGTGGCCATTTGTTCTTTGGTATACGTGCCTTCAGTGTCAATAGCTTTTGAAAACGTTCCGAAGTCATGCTCGCCTGGTACAAGTAGTTCAAATCCCAAGTAGTGAGAGTTAAGATTACTAAGCCCGTTCCACTCAGACTTACCTGCGTGTAAAGCTTTTCCAGGTGTTTCCACCATTTTTTCATAAGTACCATCAGGGTGAATAAAACCATGTACTGATAAATTTACTGACTTTAAAAAGTCGTGAGCTTTCATTGGACCTTCTGGCATTTTCAAGTACTCCGCCATTGAGTGTACAATAATTCCTTTTGGTTCGATTGCCATAATTAATCTTTTTTACCGAATACTTTTCCAGCTTCTGCAATACCAAACGCGCCTAAAGTGATAATAACAAATGAGTTATAGATAAACTCTTGTACAACAAGATCTTTACCTACAAAACCTGTTACAATATCTGCTAACGCAAATACCACCATAATTGCAAATGATGCGAAACCTACGATTGATTTTTCGTTTAAGTCGTTTTCGTCTTTAAACATGTCTTTAAAAGCCATAATGTAGTTTTAGTTGTTATTTAAAATTGAAACCTACTTCCGATTGTTATAGCCCAGGTCATTGGCAAGTTAGCCGTGCTTTCAACTATATTAAAACCTAAGTTGGCATAAAAGTTTCTTGTTAAATTGAAACTGTCGCTAGCTCCTAAAACGAACATAGCGTTCTTATTAAATAAAAAACTATTGTCTACTGTATTAAACATTACCGGGTTAATAGCTACTGCTACCATCGGCGAGATTGTGTGTCGGTTAAAGCTGCAAGGTTTCGTAGCAAAACCTATAGCTGTAGGTATAAATGAATAATCTTTACCAGATTTCATAACCATAAAATTCGTTGCCCAACCGACTATTTTATTTTTAGGCAACAAATAAACTTTACTAGAACCTAAAGCTATATTGAACATACCAAACGAATACATTGCGTTTATTGATGTAGTAGATATGTTTTTAACATTTCCACCTGTAAACACGTTTTTATTTGGCCTGTACAATACTACTGATTGTTCCTTGTTAGTGTATGATTTACCTAGATTTATATTAAACTGCTGTAAGTTGTCCCATATCATGGCGTTTAAAGAATAACTTGTAACACCTGATAAACTAGCCTGTGATAAACCTACGTTTGTCACAAAACTTACAGTTCCATCTAAGGCAGACATAGTAGCTACATTTGCAGCTACAATTACTGGGTTTGTTTTTTGTTTTGATTTGGAGTCTTCTTCTTCAGACTCTTCTCCATCGTCTGAATCTTTTCCATCGTCTTCGCTCTCTCCTTCTGAGCTGTCCTCTTCGCTGGTCTCTTCTGAGCTACTTTCTTCTGAGCTGGCTTCATCTGTTGAGTCACTGTTCCCCTCTTCACTCGAGCTTGTTTCACTGCTTGAGTCATTTCCTGAATCGCTTCCTCCGGTTTGATCGGTTGTTGAGTCTGTTGAGCTTGCGCTAGATTCAGTACTACTTGTTTGATTTTGGCTAGTACCTCCTTGAGGTGGCGGACTTGTTGAACTAGTCGCTGTAGCCGTGGCATTTTGTGTAGCATTTGATGTTGTTGTTTGTGTTGCTGTTGTTGTTGCTTGATTTGTAGAGCATGGAGATATCGTTGCCCACCACGCATAAGTTTCTTCTAACCAAGCTTGTAATTTACCAGATCGTACGTCGTTAATAGTAAACGACTCTGATCTATTATAAAAAGCGACAACCGTAGAACCTTCAAACGGTATAACTATAGTTTTTATTTCATTAGTACATCTATCTGTAAATGTCTGCACAAATGCTTGTGAGTAGATAGACGATGAAAATAATAAAAATAGCCTCAACCATTTCATTAGTGATCAAATACGCGCTTACGAATCATGCGTTTAACAATCTTCGCAACTGCAGTTTCTAATGCTTTTTTTGTCGATGTACCTATCGAAGACTGATTAAACTTTACTTCGTCTAAATTAGCATCGTTAAGTAGTGTTAGTTCTCTAATAGTTGTAGCTTTACCAAGTCCTGAACCTGTCATATAAAGTCCAGTCTCAGCATCTACCATTTTGACTTGCATACCAAGTCTTGTTACTAATGTATTTTTTACGCCATCTTTAAGATTAAGCGTTTCGTCTTCAGATATAGAAAAATCATAAACTTCTATATAACAAAAATATTTAGCAAGCATAATGTTGCCTACAATATTAATCTCGTTAGCAGATAATCCTCGCTGACTAGCTTTATATTGCGCTACCATTCTATCTTTAATCTCATCTTTAGTTTCAACAAACTCAAATCTGAATGTTTCGTCTAAAAATGCTGTAGTAATATTTGTAAGACCAAGACCAACTCTGTAGTCTCCAAGCTCTGGATATTGATCTAAAACTTCTTGTGATACGCCAATACTTAAAATAGCCACGGTTACTGGATCCCCGTTGTATTCTGGGATGCTCCAGATTGATTCTCTGGCCTCGAAATCAGCTACGTAATCTTCTGTTACAGTTTTACCTAAAACCTGTCCATAGAGAGCTCCTATTGAGCCGAAAAATAATAACAGTAATCTACCAATCAAATCCTTCATCTTTGCGTTTTTGAGTTGCTGTCTTCTCTTTCTTTGGCTTAACAATAACTGTTTTAACTACAGTGTCTTTCTTTTGCTCAGGCATGTTGATAACAATCTCTTGAGGCTTAGCTGGTTCAGCCGCGACCTCTTCAGTTTTTTCTTCAAGACCAACCATAACTTTTAGTTCGTCTAAGAAAACAGTTCCAGCAGTAGTTAGCGCAACACCAACTCCTGCTATAATTTTATTTTTTAATTGCCCAATAAAGCTTTGATCTTCACTCATTTGTAAAATATTCTTTTCCTATTAATAAATCACCGTCGTACAAAGCAACGGTATATGAACTAGGAGGCAAAGCGTTTACATAAACATTTAGTATATTATCACCTTTGTCTCCTTTTAAAGTTTCTTGACTAACAATATTATTTGTAAAGTCTAGTATTTTAACTCTATATTGATCTGTTCTAGGTAACTTTATATTTACCTGCACTTTGTCTGATACAATATAATTTTCTAGTTTAATACCTGATACCTCTGGTATTTCTAGATTTTCAGGAACATAAGTAAAAGTGGTAATATCTTTCTGGCAAGAGAAAAATAGTATCACTAGTAATCCAATAAGTTTCTTCATTATTTAAGGTTTAGGTTTATTTTCTGACCTTCTGTCGTAACTGCTTCTTGTCTCTTAAAATATATAAGACCTGCAGCGTTTGTAACCTGTACTTTTGGATTAAATACTATTTTATATGATTGACCAGTTTTAACTTGTAGTTGAGCGCTAGGATCAATACTACCGAAGTATACTGCTTTTTCTTTTTTAGTACTATAGTTAGTTATATTATCACCTGTATTGAAGATAATTTTATCAAACTCTAATTTGGTATCATCATAGTTAACAATAAATTCAAGTGCTGATAAATCAGAACGATCTAAGTTTACAGTGAACTCTATTTTACCATCAATTAATTCTGTAGTTAAATCTAGATCGTGATTTACTATTTCTTGTTTTGCTAATGAAAACGTGGCAGCAGCAACTTGTTCTTCATAATACGAGTGTGAAAAGTCTGTGTCACCAGCTAAGTAATGATATATATTAAATGACTTGTTTGTTTCTGTAGGCTTAAAAGGAACATCCGTAGTACTTATGTTGTAAGCCAAACTATCAGTAGTTATATAAGTATTGTCTAGTGGTTCCCCAACAACATGCATTAACAAAGCGTAGGAGTCGTCAAAATCAATAACACCGTTACCTGTGACGTCAAATAATACTTTTTTAATATCATCTACTTGATTGCTGTTAGAGGCTGTAGGATAGTCTCCATTATTAATAGCTTCCAAGAATAACATGTATGCATCAGTAATACTAACAACGTCACCTAACCAATCAGTGTTTTGATCGTCTACATAAGCGTATACTTGATACTCTTCGTCATTTTGTAATTCAGTAATAACAGCTTCACCATTGATATCAAAACTTCCAGAAGTTATATAAATAGTATCTTGCTGTATGCTATACATGTAATCGCTTTTAGCTTCAGCTTGTGTCTGTAATTTAAGTACAACGTCACCAGCTCCACCACCTTTAATATCGTTCAAGTTTATAGTATGAGTCATTGCTTGAATACTATTGCTTGTTGATGTAGAGTTATCGTTAGATCTAGCCCAACTTAAATTAGATACGTTTGTATAATCAGTATAATTAGTGTTAGCTTTATCTTTTACTAAAAATCTTATAGTTAAAAATGTATCTGCATGAGGTATAGCCGCGCTACCTTGTAATGTTATACGTTCTACGGACCAATCGGATGATCCACTGTAGGAACTAGTACCCGTTTGTCCAGCTCCGCCTGCCCACCAATTAAATTGAGCTGTAAGATCGCTTGTTGATTTGTCTGGATCTGGATTAAACTTATATCCGTCCCAATGGTTTAATGAAGCTTGAGCGTTAGTGTTAAAAGTATGATCTATTTTTTGTAAAAGCTTGTTGTTGTATTGATAATCAAACTGTAAAAAGTTAAACGTAGTCTGATTGTTATCAATAGTATTAAACTTAATAGATAATGTATCACCTACAAGTATAGGCGTGGCATTTGTAAAGCTGTGATCAAGATACATGTCTTGAGCAAAACCTATAAAAGGCAGTAACATTAACAATAGTTTTTTCATAGTTTTAGTTTACGGATTATTTGTTCACAAAGTTTTTTAAGAGCAACTGATACGCTTTGTTGGTTAAACGTACCTCCATTATTTAATACTATTGTAGATGTTATTATATTATCTGCAGTGGCTGATACTTTTTTCTTTTTACCGTTGAAACTAGCCTCTGCAATAATTTCAACTTGATTATTTGTTTTTGTAGCAAAACCTACAGTTGTAGATTTACGTACTACATCAAAATATAATAAGTCGACCGTTAAGATCGACTCACTGTTTTCGTATAAATCATATCCTTGATCTTGAACTAACTCATCTAAAATGTTTTTTACACCAAACGATATATCTCTATTACCTGCGAGATCACCATAAACTATTTTATTCTTAACTTCTGTGTTTATGGTTTGTGCGCTAACTAAAAAAGTAAATAAAACATTACTTATTACGATTATGAATCTCATGCCATTTGGTTAAAGTATACCCAATAGAAACTAGTAATAGAGTTATTTTTAGAAACATCTCTATTTGAGTCATTGTTATCGCCATTGTAGCTATATTAATAAAGTATAGTTTAATATCTTGAATATCCATTTTACTTGTTTTTCATGTACTTTTTGTACTCGTCTAGAGACATGTTATTCAAATTACTTGTTTTTTTAGATTTTTTAACTTTCTTTTTATCTCTTGACTCAACACCCACGTTCCAAGTATTCCAACCTAGCACTAAAGCTATTTTAGCCCAAGTCTCCGTTTCAGCATCTGAAGCCGCTTTTAAATTTCTAACTTTAGTAAGCGCTCTATCAAGAGGTACGTTTAATGTAAATGCTGAAGCTGATCCAACAATATCTAAAGCAGGATTATCAATAGTAACACCCATTTCAGCCATGCGATCTTTGTTGTATCTGTAGTTTTGGATAGAACTGTACATTTGTCTACCTTTAATACCGATAGCAGGAGATATGTTCATGGCTTCAATTAATGTGTAAGCGTGATCCGCGCGTCCCCTACCTTCTTCTTGTTTAGCTTCTTGTTCAGCAAACTTGAGTATAACGTTTTTAGCGGTAGCAAGAACTCCACCGTAAAGACCGGTACCTCTAACAACTGTATCAACTACGTTATTAATCAGTCTTAGTTTTTTCTTTTCGTTATCTTCTTTGTTTTCTTCTTCATCATCTTCGAACAACATGCCAAACATTGCTTGCTGCATGGCTGAGAATACGATGTTCTGAACTACCATATAATAAGCTATCTTGCTAATATTTGTTTTCATATCACCGCGTCCAGCAGCTAAGTCTTTTGCAGCCTTAACTATAATTCTAGTGTACTGCATTGGTGTATTCTGGAAGGCAAGGAATACACGACCAATAACATCTGTTTGTTGTTTAGCAAGACGATCAGGTCTAGCAGACTGTTGACTTTCTTCAGATATTTCTTGAAAGTCTAAGAAAGCTTGTTGTTCTGCTGCTTGTTGATTCATGCCTTGAGACAGATATGTATTTATTCTGTTTCTAAGGAATGGCGCGCCACCTGTTGCAATAGCAAAACTATCACCGATCTGTGTAAAACTAAAACCAAGTTGCAGTAATCTGGCGTGCATACCTTTTACACCACCTTTTTTAAGAGCTTCTGCTAAATCAGCAGCGTTAACGTCTGTTTTAAGACCTCCACGTCTTTCTTTTAAATAATCAGAGTTGAATATAAACGCCCAATCTTGAGTATACTGTTTTATATTAGCTACCGCAGCCGCGGCTTTAATAGGATTATTGTCGCTCCAATTTATAAAGTTAACTAGAGATATTTGCTGTAGTATTGCGGATCTAGTATTAAAGAACATAGTTACAGCCACAGACCCTCTGATCCAGTTTAAAAACTGATTCATTTGCTTGTTAGTACCTTCAGGTCTTGCCGTGCCGTTTTCCATTCGGTAATGCATATCTTCAAGAGCTGATCTAAAATCAGGACCGTAAGTGGCCTCAATTTTATTCATATTATTTTCTGAAAAGATCGTGTTTTTATTGTCGATCCACTCTTGTAGCATAGCTTTTCGAGAAACTTTCTCTACAGCTTTCACCATGTCAGACTTTATAGAATCTATCTGCCAGTTTTTAGCATCAGGCTCCACCCAAAATTCCTCAATACCTAATATGCTTGATAATTCTTTACCATAAGCTTCTATATCAGGATTATTTTTTACAATTTTAACTAGCGCCGACTGAGTATCTTCATTTAAACCGGAAGGGTTAAATCCAGCTTTACCAAAAAGCCAAACTCTTAAAGCTTGCTCAAATGTAAAACCACCAAAACCTGTATCTTGTTTTAGTTTTTTAACAACATCAGGGTTAGCTTTATTTATCGCTTTATATCTTTTAGTTACAAGTTGTCTTTTTGCATTTAGTGCTTGATAAGCTTTAGCAAAAGGTTTTATAAGCTTATTTTCAAAAAACTTATATTGCTCTTCTCCTAGTTTTCCTTTGTCTAAAAATCTATAAATTAAACCTACATAATCGTCTGCAGATGGAGCTAATATATCTCTTCTTTTAGCTCTAGTAGCAGCTAAGTTTTTAGCTGTAGCCCTGTCAAGTATTTGACCGGCAGTATATCTTTTATCTACATTAGCAAGTATAGCTGACATTCTAGACTCGTCGTTAGAAATAGTCTCGTTGTTTTCTATACTATATAGCTTATTAATTTTATCTACTTTTACAGCAAAGTCACTAGTCTTTGTTGTTTTGTCAGCTTGTCTAGCTACCCTTAAAGGTATAATTTGAGCTCTAGACTGTACTTGTTCTAATCTTTGGTCAGAAAGTATAGACGCTGCTCTTTTCACGTTTGTTTGTAATGTAGGATCTAAGTGCTCTAGTCTGTATTTTTTTCTTCTTCCAGATAAAGTTTTAGTACCATCAACTACAGAATCGTCAACTATTTCTGCTAACGCTTTTAAACCTGTGTTTATATTAGAATCAAAAGCTGCTAACTGTAAAGCGAAAACTATACGATCAGTTAACTCTTCTTTTGTTTCAGCAGCATTAATAAAATCGTGTATGTAAGATTCAGTAATACCAAACAATCCTCTTCTTACAGCGTTGTTTTTTCTATAGCTTTCTAATATCTTTAATCTTTCTGTTTCAGTCTTAGCTTTGTTTATCTTTCTTGTCATGTCAGAAAGAGGAACGTTATTTATTTGCTTTTTACCATGTTTTTCAATAAAAGCATTAACAAGTTCTTGTGTTCTTTCAGAAATATTAGTGTTCGTAGATATATTTCTATTTATTTCACCTGCTTTTTTAATTATGTTTTCTAACTCTTTTTTATCAATTAAAATATTTCCTTCTTCGTCAATTATACTTTTAACGTTATCAGGATCAATTAAAGTTTCTAGTTTTATACCATAAGCGTTGGTCCTGTAGCTATATCCCGATAAAGATTTAGTCAAACTACTGTATACTTTAAAAATTGCAGGAAGACCATTTAAGAACTTAAACTGCATTTTTTCTAGCTCTTTTATTTTTTCAGCTTCAAATTTCTGAACACCTTTTCCAGTAGATGAAGTTCTATACTTGTCTAGTTTAGAAACAATATCTTCTACGGTAAGATCTCTATCCTCAAGAGCTTCTTGTATAACTGGGTTTGTTAAAATAACCGTTAACGCAGATCTAAAGTCTTTTTCATGCTTAGCGTCAACTACAATTTCGTCTATAGTTGTTGCTATAGAAAACATTTTATCAGACTTACCTGCGGCAATGTTTTGTATGATATTTGGATTAACGCCTTGATCAATTAAATACTTTCTAACTTCAGCGTTTGTGATAAGCTTACCTAAAAGATTTAGCGTAGCTTTTACGGTTTGAGATTCTGGTGATCTTCCTGAAACTCCAGGTTTAAAATCACCGTTAGCATCTAAACCAATAGCTTCGTTAAACTCTTCTTTTGTTATGTTATTTAACCTTTTAAATTCCCAAAGACCTTGTGCTTCTGTTCTTCTTACTGTGTCCTTTTCATAAAAAGCCTTAAGTATATTCTTAGGCATACCTGTAGACGTGCCTATCAATGCTTCTGACGCAGCTTCTGTTATTGCACCTTCTGGTAATATATTTATTATTGTAGAAGACTTCTCTGACAATAATTTAGCAGCTGACTTATATTCACCGCTACTAAGATTTTTCTTAGGATCAGTTATTTTTGCAGCGGGCACACCAAAAGTGTCACTTAATTGTTCTGCTACCAAGTTAGGAACTTTTTTAAACACAAGTGCTTCAACCTCAATATTTGGTATTTCTTGCTGTATAGCCTCAGTAGCTCCTTCAACATCATCAAGTATAGATACGGGATCAATAAGACTAAGACCTCTTTGCATTTCAATCTCCATCTCATCCATCGCATCGATATCAAACTCTTCGGTGATAGCTTCTTCAGGCGCTTGTCTTACTTCGTCAATGTCAGTAGCAATACCCTCTTCTACACTAGCAATACCTAATCTACTAGCTAAGTTATTTGCTCTAAGATTAAGCCTGTTATTAACGAATTTAGTTAAAGATTGCTTGTCAGCATCATACTCGTTTTGAACCATAGCCGCGGCTTCTGATATCAAAGCGTCTTTATAATCAGATCTGCTAACTAACAATTTGTTATCAGCAGGTATAGGATCATAAAGTCTTTTAGTGATACTTTCAACAGTGCCACCAATCATATTACCAAACTTAGTATTTTGTAGATTAAAGTCCATCAAAGGTTGGTCTTTAATATCTACAGCTAGAGTTCTATTTACAAAGTCTCTAGGGTTTTTATATTTAGCAAATTCAGTGTTTATGTCTATAGACGCAAATGTACCTTGTATACCTGCTCCAGTAGCGGCTAGCTTCTGTGCTCTTTTGCTGAGTTTACCGTCTGTGTCAAATTCTTTTCTGTAGCTTTTTAAAAACTCAAAAACATCTTTACCAGATTTAAATTCTGCTTTTTCAAAACCAAACGTAGCAAATACTTTTTCAAGCATGCGTTTGATTTTATCCATTACTGTATCTGTAGCTTTTATTTGACCTTTAGCCATAGCATCACTAGTTAAAGTAATTATTTCTTCTAACTGCGCAGGATTACCATCGTATGCTTCTAGTCTTTTTTGTATATTTTCAAATCCATCTAGTCCTTCAACTATAGACTTGAATTCATTTACAATTTGCTCTGATTTAGTTGGATCAATAAATGTAGATCTTAATATATTGTGTAACAATTCGTGAGAACCGACATTGTATTGTTTTGTTTTAGCAGCACCTTCTAAGTTTATTACTAAAGTACCATCATCTTTTCTGAAACCACCTACTTCGCCTTGCTCTTGTTTAGCGTCAGGATATTGAGAATAAAACTCTTCCGATGTTTCTATTGTTTCTACATTAGCGTAGTTTTTAGCAATGTCAACTTCGCTAAGAACAGCTGTTTTAGCTTCTGTTAATTGTTTTTCTGCAGATACTTCTTCTTCGGTTACTTTGTATTTAGAATATAGCTCACCGAGTCTTTCGTCTATTTCAGCTATTCTTTTTTTACCTATAAACGTTTTATTGTCTAGTTTAGATTTTTCATTTTCTAGCTCAACGAACTCGTTAGCGTCGGTTTCATCTTGTATAAAGTTTTCTATAGCTTTTTTAGATCTAGCTTTTGTTATTTTATCTTGACCTTTTTCGTAAAGAACTTTATCGTCTTTTATTTTTATCCTAGCAGTAGCAATATTTTCGCCATTGTCAGAGTCAATAAACTCTTCCATTTGCTGCTTAGTAATTTCTTCGCCATTTAATATATATCTAGGTTTTGTAGTTGCTGCTTTAACAAACGCTAAAGGAGCACCAGTCATACCACCTACAGCTTCTAAACCAATTTCCGCAGCATCCATCTCTTGACCAGCTACTGCTCTACCAGCCGCTTCACCGACACCACCAACAGCGCCTTCAACTGCAAACGCTGTTGCTGTTTCAGCTATATTAGTAAGTTTAGCACCTGCTTTTACTGTTTTAGCTCCAGCGGTTACAGCTTTTATTGCGCCACCAGTTACCGCAGTACCTAAACCTTCAATAACACCTATAGTAGCACCTCTACCAATAGACCTGTTTTTTATGGATCTAAATTTTTCTTCGTCTTCTAGTAAAGCTTTTACAGTTTCTTTATCAAAGTCTTTACCTTCTTTTTGAAGTTCTTCTTGTAATAATTCTGCAAACGTTAAACCAGATTCCATAGCTCCAGAAACACCACCTACTAGACCGGCTATACCACCAGGAACAGCACCAACACCACCAGCAGCAGCAGTAGCAGCACCACCAGCAGTAGCTCCAGTTACTAAACCTGCTAAACCAGCTTGAGCAACCTCATCTGCATTTAAAAAAGAACCTGCCATAGTGGCCATACTAGAAGCCATTACTTGAGGCACTACTTGGAAACGTGTTTTAACCATGCCTTTTAAAAAGCCAAAAACACCTCCACCCTCTTCGTCGTATATCTTTTGAAACTCCATCATTTCATCAGACATAGCAGCTTCTTGAGAATACCGGTTTGCGTCTATAAATTCTTGAATTTCTTCGTAACTAGCAGAAGAGCCTTTAGCCATTATATTTAGATCTTCATCTATTGATGTAGATTGTCTATAACCAGACTTAAAAGCTCTGTAAAAATCACCAAAGTAATCTGTTACAAAGTTTTTACCAAATGTTCTTTCAACTAGAGTATCTTGTTCTTGTGAATCCGAAGAACCAGTCTCCAAGTTGAAGTCCATATCGGGTGCTGCAGTTTCTTCCACAGGCGCACCCGTTACCTGTGGTTGTTGCTTTTCCACGTTTTCTACTTGCTTCATTTCTGGATTTTTAGCAAGTAGTTCATCTACAGTAATACCATTACTTGAAGCTAATTGTTCAAGCTCTTCTGGACTGAATTGTTGACCGTTTAATTCGTACATGTTGTATTAAAATTTAAGACCTGCTTGTTGAGCCTTGTTTCTTGTAGTTAAATCTTGTAAGCCAAATTCTTTTTCAAAGTCTGCTTTTGATATTTCTTGATATTCAGCAGGTTCTTCTCCTTTTTTAGCTTTTTTTCTGTATAAGATTTGCCCATCAGGAGAAACTGTCATTTCATAATTTTCTTTTTGAAAATCATTAGTTCCTTTAAATCTTATTTCAAACACTTCACCAGGAGGTGTTGTAACTATCTGTGTAGCAGCATTAACTCTATCTTGAAGATCCATGCCTGTTCTTTCTTCTGCAGGATCAACTACACTAGTAGATCTTTGCATTGGAGCTTTATTACCTTGCTTTTCAGCATAACCAATTATCTGCTGTGATATAGCTTGTTTAATTTCTAGCTCTTGTTCTTCAGAACCTGTATACTCTTGATCTAAAATATCTTCGGCTACGTCTTTACCGATTTTTTGATAAATAGCATTTACTTGTGCACTTTCAGCAAAAGCGCTAGCCGCGGCTTCTTCGTCAAGAACTTGATAACCGTTTCTAACACCAGTCTTGTACATGTCACCCATTTGTTGATCAAAAACTTTAGCAGTTTTAGAGAATAGGTCAACCATTGAGTCGTTGTTAAAATCAATTTTAGTTTTTAAGTCAAAGTAATTGTCTGGATTAGCGATCATTTCAGATACAGGAACACGCTGTGTAGTGTAAGCTTCTTCTGGAATACCATTAATTTCTTGAACAGTTTTACCGTCAAGTTTAGACATATCTAAACCTTGATATTCTAAAAACCATTGCTTTGTTTCAGGGTCCCAGATTTCTTTAGCGTTTCCTGATTCTAAAGACTTTTGAAGTAAAAAGTTTTTTAAACTATTATTATCTTTTAACATAGAAGGTTTTACTCCATCTAAGTCTATTTTATCTTTTACTTGATGTAATGCAATTATATCTTTTACAGCAGCATCTAAAACTGTTTTTTGTTTTAAATATTCTTCTCTTGTATAAACTCCTTTTCTGAAATCAAGATCTAACTGTCCATGCTGCTCTGATATGTCAATAACACTTTGAGTGTTTTGCATTTTAGTTTCCTTATCAAATCTATTATAAGCATCTACAATAGCTTTGTCAAGTATTTCTTTTTCTTTTTCTTTTTCAGCTTTGTTTTGTTTTATACTCTGGCCAATTGTTTGACCAGCAACGGCTAAACCTTGCCCTATAGCAGCTCCAATAGCTTCTTGACCACCTCTATATCTGATAGGTGTTGGGTTAGCGTATTCGCCGTAGTTGTATGTTCCCGGTGTTACTTTTGGTAGTGCCATAATTTATCCTGCAAATAATTTTCCAAATCCACCAGCTCCTCCAGCAGCAGAACCAACAGCACTTAAAGCTCCACCAACAATGCTACCAATCATAGCTTTGTTAGCCGCTTTAATATCTTGTGCCCACTGCCCTGTTTGTTGTATCATGGCTGATTGTCTGGAAATATCAGCAACGTCTCTTTGTTCTTGTCCTTGGAAAGTAAATGTTTTACCAAGTATATCAGCTTCTTGCATACGTTGAGCTTCTTGCATACGCATCTGCATTGCTTGTTGCTCTCCTTGAGCTGCTAGTTGGGCATTTTTCGCCTCTTGTTGTTCAATGCTAGCAGAAACTCCTTGTTTAGCTCTAGACGCGGCTTGCGCTAAAGCTGTAGCACTGCCACCACCTGTAGCTCTTAAAGCGTCAAGCGTGCTAGCTAAACTAATATCTGTTTCTCTTGCTTGCATTTCAGCTGCTTTTGTTGCAACTTGCAAATTAGCAAAAGGATTAGATATCATAGCAGAAAGATCCTTTACTCCAGCGTAAGGATCTATAATAGCTTGTCTGCTGCCTAACATGGTATCGAGCTTTTGTTGCTCTCTATCCATTTGACGCATCATTTTTTTATACTTACTCATATTAGTAACTATTTATATTATAGTTAGTTGAAACTGAAAACAACTCAGCGTTAGCATCTGAGCTCGTTAACTTTAATTTTATAAAGTGACCTTTTACACCAGATATACTTCCTCCGAAAGATATTTCGTTATCAGTTTCTGTCGTGTTATTTATGATATTAGCGAAGTATTTACCGTCAAAGTTTCTAAAAATGTTTAGATACATGTCAGTATTAGTATCTTGCTTAGTATTATCATAAGCTATGATGTTGTTTGCTGTGTCGGTATCTGTCGCTATACTATTTATATTCCACGTTTCTGTTCCTTCATAATTAAATGACAAGAAATTTTTGCTTGCAGAAGGGTTTTGGTTCATTACTAGATCTATGCTAGCATCAAAAGACTCGCCGTAAAATTGAGTTCCGTTGTAGTGCTCATACAACAAGCCATTTTTAAAAGTATAAAACTTACCATCTAAGCTTCCACCAGACTCAGGCGCGTAATCGTAAAAACTTACAAAACCTTTAGCGCTCTCGTCATAACTTAATGTGTCAGTGTTATAAGAAAAAACGTATTGACGCTTAGCCATGTCCCAGGCACCTAGTATAGTTGTAGCAGTTTGTAAGTTTTGCACTAAATACGTTCTCATGCCGTAATTAGATATTTCTGTAAAACCATCACGAGAAAGCCTTAAAACAGCTCCTTTTGGCTGATCTACAAAGTATTTTCTACCAGCATAGTAAGCGAAGCTTTCAGGGTTTGTACCAATACCATAGTTACCTAAGTAAGCCATAGGATCACCAAATACTTTATTTGATGTTATAACCTGAGGTATGCCTTCTGCTGTATATATAATATCTCTATCAATAGGTATGCTACTTACTTTTTCTTCTTGAAAAACTACAAGGTCTCTCTCTTCTGCAAAAAGCTTTTGTATACTACCATACTGTATATCAAGAGACTTAGTTATGTTTTCACCTAATGGAAACTGATTAGTTTCGTTAAAACCAGTTCTTGGGTTGTATATACCAGAGTATATTAACGTATTTTCTCTAACAGTTGTTCCGTAATCATTGTTTGTAACGTGAGCAACAACACCGAAGTCTACAGAGTCAGCGTTGAAGTCACCTCTAATTCTAGACTCTTCAACATGCCATATATCCTCTGAACTTGGAGGCGTGTCTCCTTTTACAATAAATGTATTATAGTAATCAATTTCTATTTCAGTTACTAAATCAAGATCAGAAACTAAACCGCTTGTAGGTGTCTCATAATATATATCTAGCGCAGACTCAAAAGGCTTTGTTTCAAGTACTGCTAAGTCGTGTACTTTACCAGTTATAATTAAATTATCACCAGTTAAATTAAAACCAATATCATCAGCTACAGAAGCTACAAGATAATTGTTATTTGCCTTGTAAAAACCTCTATTGTTTTCTGAGTCAGATGTAGATATAAACGTATCAGTAATGTCACTGTAGCTATTAAGCGTACCAATACCTTGTACTTTTACTAAGCCGCCACCAGATATAGTCTGATAAACATCTCCGCCATCTGTTCCAGGGTAAAGAGGCGTGGTGCCGTCTCCTGTGTAAGTGTATATATTAAACTCTTCAGAAGCACCAGCTGTGGCGCTACCGCCTGCAAAAGTGCCTTCTGGATATGTCAAAGATTTTATTGTATGGCCAGCTGTTCCAGCGCTACCATTGAATCTTAGCTTTTTAAATATAGTTATTTTTCTGCCTGTAGGTTGAGCGTAAATGCCAGTAAACGTTATACTTGTAACGTTAGAGCCACCGGTTTTAGTATAGTGAGTATTAACAGCACATAATAAGCCGTCAACGTAAACCTTAACGTCTTCAACAGTAGGTGTTAGTCCACCAACAGCGTCACCTGCAGGCACGTTTATCGTCTGGCTTCCAGATATTTCATCAACAACATAATCACCATCATCTGCAGCCCAATAAGACCAGTTTACACTATTTCCAGAAGGTATAACTATAGTGTAGCTAGTTCTATTTAAATCAGTACCGTTTTTATTTTCAACATGTGCTGTGTAGAATCTACCATTTATAACTTTAGGATATATATACGTATTAGAACTAGAGATCTCACTCTCAAAGCTAATAGCCTCTGAGTTTCTAGGCACTTTATTTACGTTGTCACCAAAAGTTGTAAAATACGTTATACCATTAAAAAATGATAAGCCAGGTATATATACATTGTAATACTCTTGCTGCGTTTGTTTTACAACAACTCTATAAGAGTGCCAATGATCACCTGTTGGTAGCTCTGAAAAAGTTAATTTTATAGAGTCGCCGTTCCATGAGCTTGCACTATCAGTTTTAGCAGGAATATTTATAGTAGGATTGTCACCAAGTATAACAGGTGATTTTCTACCGTACTTATCAGAAAGAACAATACCTACTTCGTAGTTTCTTCTTTGTTTTATAGAGTGATGAGGATAAGCTGTATTAGCACTTGTAGATTTAGCACTATATGTTAACGTGTAGTTTAAGCTAGGCAGCTCATAGTTTTCTTCAAAGTTACCATAAACTATTCTATTACCAACAACTTCTTGAGCAGCTGCTTTTATAGGCGCGTTATCTGACACTCTTAGAAGCTCTTTTTCGTTAAGTGTTGATGTTGGTATCTCTGATTTGTATATGTGCTGCTTAGAAGTGTCTGAATTAGATACGCTAAGTTTCTTTATAATTCTTACTGCAGAAGAGTTAGCATCTTTCATTAATATTTCTACAGACTCTATACCGTAATCGTCTACAGGGTTTGTAGGTAGATCTACATCAATAGTAACTTGTCTAGCGTCGTTTACAAAAGTTTCTAGTAAACCTTGCTCGTAAGCTTTTTGTACTTGAGAAGAAGTTAGTTGATTGTTTGCTAGTTTAAAAGCTATAGGTGAAAAAGGCGCTAACTGAGAATAAGTGCCGTCGTTGTATTTGTATCTATAAGAAAACCTGACAAACTTTTCCTCGATGTAGTTGTTTTCTATTGATGCATTTGCTAAAGATATAGACGGCGCTAAAAATGGAGAATACTTAACTACAGAAACCTTTGTTTCATCAGTTAAGTCATGATAATAAGTATTGTCTGCATTAAACTTTTTCAACTCTATACGCCTTGGAGGATTTTCATTGTCTGTCCAAAAAAGTATATCGTCTAATATGTTTATACCAGTTATAAGTCTTTGCTTGTCAAAGTTAAGATAAGATCCTTTAGCTATAGTACTTAGCGTAGTTGTGTCTGTTTTGTACTGATATATTTTATGATTAGTGTCGTCAGTTACAAAATAATATATAGCGTTATTTTTGTCGTCAAAAAAACTACCAACAGTTTTAGGTGTTCCTGTAAAATAAGGATCAGCGCTAGTTAACGCTGTATTTCCTTTTACTTTTCTTACAGTACCTATATCACCTCCACCGTCAATGTCTGTTGTGACTTGAATATTCTGTGCATCTCGATATTCGCCTTCTGGCACCAATCGGTCATCAAGGCTTTTATTCATCTTTCCGGCAAGGAAAGTGTGCTTAATTTCCGGCATTTAACTAGTGTTTAATTTGTTTCGATTTACCACGCATAACTTGAGTAAGCTCTGGCAGTTTTAAATCGTATAGTCTTAGCTTAGCGTTACGCATAGCAGCTCTTCTGTCTCTTTTAAAACGAGCTACAATATATTCTGGTACTTGAGCCATAGTAGAAAGTATTGCATGAGCTACAGATTTATAAATAGCTTCTTCTGCAAACTTGTGTACTTTCATCTCGTCATCAGTACCAAGACCGTCAGATAAGTATTTTATAGTTATAAGCGCGTTAGCTAAGTTGCTAGTGAAGTTAATAGTGCCTTTGTTTTCATCTATAATAAAAAAACCATTTTGGTTCATTAGCTCAGCGTCTCCACCATATCTAGCGCCTGAATTAACAAGTTTGTCCGCGTTATACTCTACATTGTAATAATAATCTTCATTGCTGTAAGATCCAGAAAACTCTCCATAATCTAGCGATTTAAATCTTTCATCTGTTAAAGCAGATGTTGTAGCTAAATTATCACTGTCATCATATTGGTAGTTAAATTCGTCATCTTGAAGTATAGCCTCTGATGGCTTTGATGATATACGACCTCTTGGAATAACGTGCTCTATACCATATTCATCAACGTATGATATAGAAACATAATTTACATAGTCTTGAGGCATTGGTATAGACAAGCTAGGACCAACCTCTATTTCTTGTATTTTTTCTACGCGTGAAATATCGTACGAAAACTCTTGAATAGTTCTTTTAACATGAAACAACACATCTCTTCTTTTGGCTCTGTTAATAATTTTACCATCACCAACATAAGACACCATAAAGTTAGTAACAATGTCAGCCATAGAAATATACCTGTAATCGCCGTATTTTTTATCTTTTAATGTTACTAGTATTTCAGCATCATCAGCGGGAGCTGTAGTGAAAGTAATCGTAGGGTTGCTATACACATACGAACTTTCCGACTGCAACACACCATCAATATAAACATAAAATTGCAGCGCTGAAGTAGGCTGCGGTGAAAGATTTATTGTGAAAGCTACTGTGCTAGCATCACCAATAAAGTTTTGGCTACCAGCATAGTAGTTAAATGCGTTGTCAGTTATAAGTCCCATTTATTAAGAGTTTTCTTGGTTGAAGTTTGCAGCTTCTTCTGTTTGAGCAATTTGTATTACGGTTGGGTCTTTAATTACCACACCAGCTAGCGCTAGTATTTTAACAACTAAATCTGTTTCTTCAGAAGGATGTAACTCAAAATTAACAGAGCTACTAGAGTTGTATATGTATTGACCGTTACCACCAACGGTAAATGCCCAACTAGGATCAGCTGGTTTTTTGATATAATCAAGCGTTACTGATGTTGTTGTGGTAGGAAAAACTTTAATGTTGCTACCTTCTAAATAATAAGCTGGAAAATCAGAAGTTGGTGCTGTTAATTTAGAAGCGTTCATATATGTAAGCTCTGATTTTTTAACTTGCTCTACCTCCGTAGCTCTATTATCAGTAGTTAACTGGATTATCTTGTAAATAGTATCACTTAAATTTGACGTATCGTAAACGCCATTTGTTAAAGAAATACTAGCTTCTTTTGATAACACATCGATTTTTTCTTCAATACGATCAGCAATATCACCATACTCACTATTAACACCTTGGATGTTTCTACGAGTTAGGTGACGATTATAATCATAAAAAGACTTGTCCAACAGACCTAGTTGTGCCTGCTTTCCAAGTCTATTAAATTGATCAGGGGTTAGATATCCCCTCTGCTCTTTGTTTAGAACAGAGAGGATCACCCTGTAAACACTGTTTACGTTTATAGCCATAGCTAATTATTTTATTTGTTTCTAAGCTTGTTTAATCGCTTAGCTCCAGATGAAAGTTGAGATCTTGAAACGCTAGCGTCTAGTCCTTTAGACTCTCTTTTAGCAATCCTGTCAGCTCTTCTTTTCTGACGTTTTTCAACTCTTGCAATTTTATTGTCTGTTCGCTGTTGTTTAGCTACTGATCTACCAACTTTTTTAGCTAGTTTTTTACCATCAACAGATGGAGAATTAAAATTACCAGCCATAGCAGCTAAATTAGCTTGATCACTAGATCTAAAAGGAGTTGGTGATGCAATTTGTTTAGAACCAATACCTTTAAGTGGTCTAGTATCAACCTTAAGATCTTTAACAGCTGGTCGAGAAGGCTTTGCCGCTGCGGGTTTGTTAGCTTTACTAGTAGACATCATAGAGTCACTCGAGCTCATATACTCTCTTTTAGGTCCTTGTGTTGCAAGCCCTTTTGTTGGAGCAGCGCTGTATTGAAGCGGCGCTTGAGTAGCTCTTGCTTTTTTTAGTTTTTCTGCAGCAATTTCTGCTTTGGTTTGTCCTTTACTCATCGTAAATAGTGTTTAGTTGTGTTTGTGTTTATTTTAATCGTTTCTCTATTGTTTGATAAACTTCTACACCTTCATCAGTTTTAAACCATGCAGCTAATGCTGAGTATGGATTTTCATCGAAAGGTACAGTCATTAATATTCTACCGTTTGACGACCACTTAAATGTTCTCTGGTCATCTGATAGCTTAATTAATCCTTGCTCTACCGCTTTAACACCAATGTTTCTAATAGCAACGTTCTCGTCGTTTGCTAACTCTAAGAATACTTTTGGGTTTCTACGCGCAAATACAAGTAAATCTCTTTTAAGCTCTTTAGACGTCATCTCTGACACCTTAGAACCAATCTCTACACGCATAATAGCTTCAGCTCTATCAATATCAAGCTCTCTAGCTAGTACAAGTGCATCGACTTCTTGTTCAATATCCGCAAGATCGTCTTCAGCCTCTAATTCAGCATCGTACTCCTCGTAGATTTTATTTAGATCTGGATGATATAGTGAAAGGATTTTTTGTAGTACTTGTTTTTCTCTTGGTACCATTAAAATACCATTTTCAAATACGATGTGAGATAATCTAGCGTCACCGTTAAACTCATCGACAAATGGAGTTTTTTGATTTACAGTAAACTTAATTTCTCTTTCATATCCCTTGTCTTCATCAAACCAGTATATGTTTCTTGATTTTAAAGTATAAGTTATTGGTGTTTTACCACTTTTAAGCATATACAGTCTGTCTTTGATAGCCCAACCGTCTTGGGTCTTTGTAATTTGTTTTTTTGCCATAATAAAATAATATATAAGAGTAGAAAAAGTAAGAATTTACCCCCGTCGATAAGACGAGGGCAAAACTTACATTAGTTATTAGTTAAATAATACAAAGTTGTTAGCTCCTTGTACTACTAAACATCTTTCAGTTAGATAGTGTACTTCCATCTTGTCATCTCCTGAAGTAGCAGCGCCACCAACAGAACCAGTAATCCAAGACTTCATACGACGATCATCAGCTTCAGAAGCACGGTAACGTACGTGTAGGAAAGGACGTTTGATGTTCTTACCTAGAAGTTGATCGTAAACTGAAGAAGTACCAGCAGGTACTAATACACCTTCAACACCACCGATAAGACCACGAGTAGTAGCATCGTTTAAGTATTTCCAGTCAGTTTTGTAGAAATCATAAGATCCACGACGGAAACCTGAGAATCCTAAGTTAAGTGCCATATCCTCAGAGTTGTTGAATACTCCGTAAGAAGTACCACCAGCACCGTAAGAATTTTGAGCAGCTAACATATCGTCGATAGATAGAGCGATATCACGGTTAACGAAAAGCATGTTCTCTTCGATAGCACCTTCTTTGTCAAGTTTCTTAAGTAGAGTGTCAAAGTCTTGTAAAGACTCAGTAGCAGTTCCACCTACAAAACCATCAAATTGGTGACCACGTGATTCAATAGCAGAGAAAAGACCTTCAGTACCGTCTACATCAACAACACCGCTAGCTCCTTTTTTCTCAGCTTCAACAAGTGACATTTCAGCGTAATCTTCGAAACGAGTACGAGTATCACCTTCAGCTTTGATGTACCATAGGTAACCAGTTTGACCTGATTCACCAGTTACTTCAATCCAACCAATTTGAGAAGCGTCAGATCCAGAAATTTCATAATGATCTTTAAGGATAATTGGCTTGTTAGTTAGAGAGATGAAATCTGGCTCAACAGCGTCAGACATTGCAGCAGTTCCTTTTTTGAATTCAGAACCGTAAACAAATAACTGAACATCTTCAGCAGAAGAAATTCCAAGACCGTCAGCAGCGTAGCAAGATACAGTAATTGTAGTTGCACCAACAGCAGTAACTAAAGCCTTAAAGATACCTGTAGAAGCAGAAATAACTACAGTCTGATTAAGACGTACAGCGTGATTTGCTCCAACAGTGATAACGTTTACTTCAGATCCAGAAGTTCCTGAGTCTGCAGCAGCTTCAACACCGTCAAAAGAGATGTGAAGACGTCCTTGTTCTGACCAGATAACTTGGTCTGAAGTCATAGGCATTTCAGCACCTACCATTTGTAAGAATCCAGAAACAGAGCGGTTTCCATAACGCTCTACCTCAGCTTCGTATAGCTCTGGTAAGTATTGTTGAGCCCAACCAGCAGTTCCAGCTGCTGTGAAATCGATATAGTTAGTCGATAAAGTTTGTTTTACTGGGGCAGCATTTGATAGGATTAAGCTGCTACCTGCAGTATAAGTTGCATTTGCCATTTTTTAATTTTTTAGCTTTTTAGTTTTTAATTTTAACTCTTAGTTTTGAACTATTATCGCCTGTTACTGCTCTCACTTTTAATCCACCAGCTTCAATAAATCCTTCGTTAGTTTTTCTAGGGTCCATGTTTATATTCTTAGACTCTGCTTCTAATTGACGGATCGCATCAGCTTTTCCTTGTTCATAAAAGTGGTTTGCAATTTTATCGGCATTTTTTGCAGCAAATAAAGCTTTGTGGTAATCAGCAGCATTATCTAATAAACCTTGTTCGTTTACAAAACTTCCAAGAAATTCGTTTATGTCGCTTTGTTGCTTTTTCACTTGTTGAGTATCACTAACTTTAAACCTGTACTTGTTTTCACCTACCTTGAAATCAAAACCTTTGAATTCTTCGTTGAATAGCTTGTTGGTTTGTTCGCTAAAATACTCATTTTGCTTCTGCGTAAGAGTAGATAGTTCTTCTTGCTCTTTTTTATAATTGTTATAAAACTCTACAGCTTCTTTTTGTTCTGGGGCTAAACGAGATGTCAACTTGACTTCGTCGTAGTATTTGCCTTTTAGATCATCAAGAAAACCTCGAGCCTTAGCAATTTCTTCTTTATATGCGAGTTTTTTACGTTTGATGTCTCGATCATCATCAACTTCCTCATCAAAAGAAAAATTATCTTCAATTAAAAAATCGATCTCATCATTATCTAAATGAGAACGTGTTTGTCGATAGTATTCTTTCAATAATGTTTTTTCGTCTACATTAGAATAGTCTGTATTTAATCTTACATAATCTTCTAATGTACCGCCAGTTTCACTCATAAAGTCAACAACTTTTTGAATGTTTTCTGGTAGTAAGACTTCTTCTTTTACTTCTTCTTTTTGTAAGAGCTTTTCTTCATTGGCTTCTTGGCCATTGGTTTCTTGCTCTTCGACTTGCAGCTTTTCGGCATCGTTATCTTCTTTAATTAATTCTAAAACTTGTTCTACTTCTTCTTTTTGTTCGGTAGGTTCTTCGGAACTCCGTACTTCTTCGACCACTTCTTGGCTAGCTTCGGGTTCGTCTTGAACAGGAACCTCATCTGTGCTTTGCTCTTGAACGGCATTTTCTTGTGTTTTTGTTAAATCAAGTTTGTACGTGTTGTCTTGTCCAACGTCGGCGCCAGCATCTTTAAGAACTTTTTCTTCACGCTCTTGAATAGATGGTTGCTCGTCGTTTACTAAGTTTACTTTGTAATCTGACATAATATGATATTATAAAAATTTAAAAATTATCTTGGATCAAATTGCTCTAATCCAAATCCACCTAAGGTGTCAAAACCTGCAGATTCAAAATCTTTAGGTCCACTGTTACCCTTTCTCTGTTCAATAAGCTCAGACTGCTGGGTAGCTTGTATTTTGGTTCTTTTATCTTTACGATCTTCTTTAAAACCTTCTTTATCTTTAATTACTTGCGATTCAATTTGTTTAAGTTTCATGTTTAACTCAAACTCATGATACATAAGCTCTTTTTTAATTTGAGCTTCTCTTTCTAATTTCTGTATTTCAAGATTAGATTTTATTTGTTCTAATTGTGCTTTACTTTCAGTTAACGCTTGTTCTTTCTGCATTTCAGCTTGAGCAGACTCTTGAGCAGCTCTAGCATTAGATTCAGATTGTGCTTGAATATTCTGCATCTGCACAGCTCTATCTTCAGCCGCTTTACGTTTTCTACGAACTTTAAGTAGTTGATTAGCTAGTTTTGTGTTTTTTATTTCTCTAATATCAATAGCATCTTCAAGGTATATTTGATCTCTTTGTAATGCTATTTGAATATTATTTTCTAGCTTTTGCTTTTCTTCCTCGTCTGGCGCTAAATCAATATAAATGCCAAATTCATGAAGATGTAGGTTTTGTATCTCTTCTAATGTACCAACATTAAATCTACCTATACCACCTATAAAAGAAGACTTAGTATTTGAAAACTTAAGTACGTCAGCTATTCTTAGTGATATATTTTCAGCTGTTTTTAATGCTAAGTACAAACTACCTTGTAGTATATGCCTAGTTGCTGTGTTTGAATTAGCAGCTGCTAGTTTTTGTATTCCTACAAGCGCTTTTTCATCAGGCATACTACCATCTCTTGCCTCGTTAAGACCAGTTACATCTCGCATCATTTGCAAGTAGTAATTGTAAGAGTTAATTAGGCTAGCTATTTTTTGACCACCACTTGAAGACTGTAATTCTTGAATAGGTGCTTTACCATGATTAAACTCTCCATCTTGAGTCATTGATCTACCGATAACAGATCCAGTTTGGAAGTACATGTTAAGTGCTTCTTGTGGATTATAATTTGTACCGTTACCTAAATCAATTTCAGCAATACCATCAGCATCTAAATAAACACCATCAGGTACCATGCGAGATAAAACCTGTTGTAGCTTTAAATGTGTTAATTGAATCATGTCAGCAAATGAAGTCATTCTACCAACAAGTGATTCAACTTTACCTTTGTATATTCTTGGAGCTACAATATTATAAGACATGTTAACCTTCGTCGTATCAGAATAAGGTCTTGTCATGTTTTCAGCTAGCTTCCATTTAAGCATTTTATTAGTACCAATAATTTTAGCTCCTTCATATAACACTTCTATAGATCTATTTACTTTTTCAAATCTAGATCTAGCATCTCTTGGAGGATTAAATTGATCAGTTTTCTGTATTGCTTTTTCAGCGCCAGAAGCTGTTTCTTTTATTTTATATACTTGGTTTTGAAAAGTTTTATATTCATAATAAAGAACATACACGTGGTTAGTGTCTTCAGCATCAGAAGCAGCAAACGACTTATTATAAAGCATCATATTGCTACCAGTTCCTTCTATGTCTTTAATATCTTCTTCTGTAAGATATGGAAATTGCTTTTTAAGTTCTACTAAACTAACTCTACGTATTTCACCTACATAATATAAATCGTCAAAGTACGGTGACTCTGTATATGAATAAACAATATCAGCAGGATCTACGTATTCTATTTTAATACCTTCCGCTGTATTGAATGTTGTTTTATCACAAGCAATACCTATAGTTACTAAATCGTAGTCAAAACGTTTTTTAAGTAAATGATACTTGTTAAAATCTAGTACATTATTTATAGCTTGCTCTTCTGCAATTTCTATAGACTGTTTGTAGTCTAACTGCATGTGTAACTCTAATTCTTCGTCTGAATTAGGTATTTGCTCTTCTGGAATACTAAAAGTATCTACACCGATGTTATCTTTAATAGAACGCTTAACGTCGTAAGCATACATATCTTTCATAACATCTTCAAGATATTGTGTTTTTTTCTTTACAGAAAAAGGATCTGAGGAATATGCTTTAATATCAAAAGTCCTTTCACCAATACCATTAACTACAATATCTACAAATTTAGGTATAATAGGTACTGGCTTCCAGTCTAAATTAAGATAAGACAAATCACCGTTGATAGATAATTCATCTTTGTATTTTTGTATTGACTGTTCACCTCTTGCGTACAATCGAAGTCTGTGGTAGTTATCTCTATTTGCATAGAACCTAACACTTCCTGAGTCTCTCTTAAACCATTCAGACTCGATAGCTTTGGCCACTTCCATACCATACTCTAAACTAGCTTTAGTAGCATCATCTACTGATTGGCTTGGAAATATACCCTTAGGTAACGTTTTTGACATCTATTCTATTATTTTTGAAGTATATCCGTTGTTATTGTATTTTTTAAAACCAAAGTTTAAAGCTCTAGTTGTTCTTTCTTGTTTTGGTGCGTACATGTGCTTATTGCAAGCCATAATAGCTAAACCAGAAGATATAGCCGCATCAAACAATGTTCTTTTATTTATATCGAACTTAGCCCAGTCGTTTAAAGTTTTGGTAAAATACATGTTTCCATAATCACCATTATCTAATTGACCTACATGCTTCTGTATATAGCTTTCTATTGCAGCCGCGTGCGCTTGTTTAATGTCTTCACCTGAATTTGGTATACCTCCGATCTCTTTTTCTGTCGTAGATAACTTGTTGTATGTTTTATCAGGTCTATTTATTGAGTAGCCTCTATAACCTCTACGTTTTAAATAGTAAAGCAGTCTCGGCTTGTTATTTTCAGCAAGCATAGGCATGCCATAAAAAACTAAAGCCATTAACACGTCTTCAAAAAACATTTCAGCGGTTTGAGGTCTAGCTATATATTCTAAGAAAAAAGTATTAGGCGGCGCGTCTTCCATACTAAACTTTGTAAGGCCGTGTAATGCACCTTTAGATCCTCTACCATCAACTGTTCCTGATATATCGTAGCTATCACAACCAAAAGCGCCAACGTGTTCGTTAGCAGGATATTTTATACCACCTCTTATTTCATACTTATTTTGCATGTGTACTGGTGGCACCCAAGAAACTAAAAATCTACCATTTTGATCTGGCGAAAAAACTACCTTAGTGTCTTTAACACCATTTAACCATTGAAAACTACCACGAGTAGTTAATCCTTGATATTTAGCTTCTTCATTAAAATCTATTTGATCGTATATTCTAGTTAAATTAAATATACTGTTTTTTGTTTCATCACGAAACGCATGCTCCTCTGTTCTTGGAAACTGTCGATAAAATTCGTTTAGACCATCTTGATCTTGTTTTAAACCTGCAGCTTCGTTTTCCCAATGCTCTATTACTCCAACCTCAATACTCTCTCCCATCGGTCCTTTAACTGGTTCTGATGGTGTATCGAATACAGGTATTCCATAAGCGTCAATGAATCCTTCGTAATTCCACTCCATAGGTATGAACAAACTATATAGTCCACTGCGAGTCTGTCCATTGCGGTTTCGTTGTGTGACGTCTGAATCATTGTAAAGTTTTTTAAAGTTGTCACCACCTTTGTCAAGTGCATTTGAGGTTGAACCCATCATACACTTACCAATGATACGACTACCTAGTCTAAGACATGTTTTTGTAACGCGCCAGTTGTTTAATATATTATCAGGTCTTTCCCACTTACCACTTTCATCGTGAACTAGTAACGCTAGTTTTTCACCATCGTACGAGTTGTCTCCCGTGTTCTTCCAGTCGATCGTTGTGTCGAGACCTTCCATGATCTCCCTCTCTCTGTTTTGTATAGACTTCTTTGTGAGTTTCGACGCTGGTACTCTATACGCGAGTTCTGATTTCGGTCTATCCATACCGTCTTGTATCGGTTTGAAAAAGAACGGGTAGTTAATTGATATTGGTACAACCTTGTCTGTAAACATCTTCTTAGCATCGGATCCAGACTTTGACAAGATGCCAAATCTAGCATCTGATGTAATTGTAGCAAGGTTAATGGTTTCTGAGCTTGACATAAACGAAAACCCAGAACGTCTGTTTTTAAGGTAGCACATTCCGTAGCATCTTGGATCTGCCTTACAAGCTTCCCAGAATATAAAAAATAATCTATTTGCTTCACGGAAGTCTGGGTGGCCAACGTCAATCTTGGTCCACTGCAAGTACATGTAGTGAGTGCCAGTAATATAAGTAGGCTTATCTTTGTTAACGAACCAAAAACCTTTTTCACGTCTATCAAATTCATCTTCAATATAATCCTCCCACTGTTCTTTAAACTCACTAGATGTATCTCTCCAGTCAAATATTGTTTTTATTCTACCTAATTCCTTAGGATAGTCAAATGGTATCCAACGTTTTTCTTTGTTGCTATACACATTATCTTCTTTAGGCAGAGCTATACGTAAATTTTGTATCTCGTATATTTCACCGATCTCTCCAGTCTTGCTTATAACTACAATATCATTTTCTTTATCATAACCGTATTCCCAAGACTTAGCCTTGTTTCTACGATGTATTGTAGTCAGTTTCACTGGTTCTATGATCTTATATAATGTTTGTTGATACATTACTTAGACCTCCTTTCTGCAAACCCTTTAAATGATTCTTTTTCATTTTCTTTAGGTTTGTTATCTAGCATAGCTTCTTCTTCTTGAATCTTATTCAATATTTCAAAAGCGTCGAATATTGCTAGCTTTTTAGTTGCTGCAGCGTTTTTAAGTCTGTCAGCAGATACATCATCTTCTGTATGAGTAATAATTTTTTCTTCAGCTACACGTATTAGTTCATCAACTGCTTTGTAGCCAGACTGGATTATACTCCTCTTCAGTTCCTTGATATCCATATTTAATACAAATTGAATTAGTTGGTACTCTGTAAAGACGCTGGTTATCTATGATAAACTCATACTCGCTGTCTGGAGTAAAACCTATAAGATCGTCTTTTTTAAGACCGTTTTTTATAAGACCATTATCAAGGTATTTCAACACACCGGTATGTTCTTCTTCTGGGTTAGTTGAAAATAACTTTTTGCTCTTTATTGGTTGGACAAAGCAAAAACCTTCAAGCGGTTTCCACTCTCCGTTTCTTTTATACATAAACACTTGTTCTGGAAAAACAAAGTATTTATCTTCTTCGAAATAACTTTTACTATTTTTTTCTTCTCCTCTTACGTCATGAAACCTTCTAAAGACATTATGGTGAACGATTACTTCATCACCTTTTTTAATACCTGTTTTACCAACGATCGGAGTTTCTAATACAACACCTATTCTACTTACAAACTTGTGGTCTTGTATTTCTGTATTTAATATAAGTTCAACGTCATCGACTTTAGTCGTATTTTCGTATCTATTGTTTTTAGGCTCTATAATAAAACTATATAAGCTCCTCATTAATATTCTAAGTTAAATTCAATACTAATTGCCATGTTCTTATTAAAATCCTTCCAAGGTAAAACTTCACCTCTTTTAGTTATATATATTCTATACCTATCATTCTCTTCAATAATATCACAAATAGTATGTCCGCCATAGACTTCTTGGCCTACAGCGTAGTGCATTGCAGAGTCTTTGTAATCTCTACCAATGCTTATCTTTCTGATTAAATTCATATTAAATTGTTTTTACTTCTTCTTTCTGCGTTTAGGCACGCAGTTAGGTACTTTTTTACCTTTCTTTTTTTTCATGCCAATCATTTCGTATCCTGACCAGCAAGGTGACTTTTTCTTTTTCATGCTACCACTTTACTTTATCAGCCCAATAGGCAGCTGACATTTTACCTTTCTTAATGTTTTTAGAGTGACGAGCCTTAAAACTCTTACGTCTCGCTTTAGACTTAGTATCGCTCTTTTTTCCTGCTCCACTAACTCCTTGCTGCCCAAATCTAATAATTTTCTCTTTTCCATTTGCACATGCTTTTACAACGTGAGATTTAGTCTTGTGCCCAGGAGTTCTTTTAGGCTTGTTGCAAGCCATTTTAGATTTGTTAACGCTAGCCATTACTTTTTACATTTACAGCTAACACGTCCACATTTCTTACATTTCTTGCTCGAGGCTTTCTTTTTACTTTTTCCGTAAGGCATAGTTTCTAGTTGTTTGTTTGTTAATAATCTTTTTACCTCTACGTTGCATTATCTTAACGTAGTCTGTCGTGTATTTTTTTTTAATGACAATCTCAAGATCATCATTTGCATAAACTTTCTGAATAACGTTGATAATTGGATTATCTTCGCTAGACTCTAACCATTGAGTCCTAGATGTTATATCTTCTGAAGACACGATCTTCGTTGAAGAACAACTAGCCAAAAAGAAAGCTGAAATAATTAATAGTTTTCTCATCTTTCTTTATCTTTAATCATATCATCTATAGCTTTATTCATAACCTTATCGCTATAGCTTTTATTTTTATAAAATACATTTGACTCAGTAACAGGTATATCTTCTTGACCTAGCATGATTTTATACATCCTGTTAATCATCAATTTGGTTTTTAGAGAGGTTTTATAAACAGCGTATTTACTGTCCTTGCGATTTCTCTCTTTCCAGACATCGACCCAACCGTCTCGTCTTAATCGCTCCCAGCGATGTTTATCCCAAGTATAAGTATATACACCGTTTATAAAATCTTCTCTGGTAAACAAACCTTTACAGTCTAAATATACTAGCAGTTCTAAATCTGCATCTTTTAATTTATACTGTTTACATGCCCAACGTCTTACTAATCTATAGTATTTAAGGATTTTGAGCTCCCTTAAATCCTCTGGAGAAAGTCTCATTCAACGACGACAACGTCTCCTTGTCTGATAACATGATAGAGTATACCGCCAAACTCAATCCCATGACCGGCATGGCGATCATAATAAATTGTATCATTTTCTTTTAATCCTTCGGTTAAACCACCTACACTTATTATTCTACCTTTAAGATATCTAATATCTTTATTTTGGTTATCAGTTATTAGAAGACCGTTTTGCTTTTTAGGTTCCTCTTTAATTTTCTCTATGATGATATAATTATTAATCGCCTGCATTGAGTCTCTTATTTGAAATTATAGCATCTGCTGAGATTATAGTACTCGCAACACTAACCGCATTTTTCAAAGCTGTTTTTGTAACAAGTGCCGGATCAATAATACCAGCTTTAATCATATTAACAACGTTACCAGTTGTTACATCTATACCTTTACCTGCGTTACCATCAATGCTTGTCATTTCAATACCAGCATTGGCAAGTATAATTTTAAATGGTGCTTTTATCGCTCTCATTAAAGCTTTTTCACCTGCATTATTCCAAGATAATCTATTTGACGCGTCAAGCAGTGTGATACCACCACCGGGAACAATACCATCTTGTAAAGCAGCTTTAGTAGCGTAAATCGCATCTTCAACACGATCTTTCTTTTCTTTTAATTCTACTTTACTGTTAGCACCAACTTTAATTACTCCAACAGAACCTGATAGCATAGCTAATCTTTGTTCTAGTTTTTTCTTTAAAAACGGGTTTTGTTCGTCTTGCATTTTCTTTTCTACAAGCTCTACACGTTCTTTAGCTAATTCAGATATCTCTTTAACTGTAAGAACAGTGTTTTTAGCATCTGTAACAGACTTTAAAGCTTCACCTAATACAGAAGGATCTATAAGATCTAAATCATCTCCTAACTGCTCGTCTATAATAGTAGCTCCAGTTAATAAGGCTAGGTCTTCAATAGTATCTTTTTTAGTAGAACCAAAACCTGGTAGATCAACAATATTTACTTTAATATTACCTTTAACTTTGTTAGTTAATAATGCTGAGTAAGGTTGTTGATCAACAGAAGCTACAATAAGTAAACTTCTTTTTTCTTTTATAACATGTTCTAATACAGACTGTATTTTTCTTATATTAGGTATTGGTGAAGCTACAATAAGTACAAATGGATTTTCAAGCTCTGCTTTTTCACCGTCTTTGTCAGTAGCTAAGTGCTGTGACTTAAGTGGTGAATCAAACTGCACACCGTCTACAACTTCAAAATAAGTTTGCTCTGACTCTGACTCCTCCATTAATACTACACCGTGCTTGCCTACTTTGATATATGCATCAGCAATAATCTTACCTAACGCTTTATCGTTGTTTGTAGATATAGTAGCTACGTTTAGTATTTTATTATCTGTTACTTCTTTTTTAACTCCGTCGATGTATTTGATAACCTTTTTAAGTCCTGAATCAAGACCGTATTGTAGCTCTCTTAAATTAACACCTTCAGATAAAGCTTGTTTAGCTTCTTTTAAAATAGAATAAGCAAGTACGGTAGCTGTCGTAGTACCATCACCTGCTTCTTTTACCGTGTTTTTTGCCGCTTCTTTAATAAGCGTTGCTCCCATGTTTTCCACAGGGTCGAATAAAACCACTGACTCTGCAACGGTTACACCGTCTTTAGTGATCACTGGCTTGCCCATAGCATCTTCGTAAATAACACATTTACCCGATGCGCCTAAGGTTGACTGGACAGCCCTTGCGAGCTGCCCGACACCTTCCATTATTTTAGAACTAGCCACATCACCAAAAGACAGATCTTTTACGATCTCACTTGGTTGATTGTATTCCATTTAATTTAATTTAATGATTAAGCTTGTTCTTCCTCGGTAATTTCTTCAAACGATCCGTCTTGGATGTTGATAGATACTTTACCGTACTCGTCTTGTAGAGCTGTTTGTAATTTCTGAAGCTCTTCTTGCACTCCTACTAGCTGATGTAGCAGAATATGCTTTTGACCTTCAACGTTACCAATTTGTGCTTGAAGCTGCTGGATAGTTCCAACTTTCTCTTGCAAGTCTTTTAATTGTTCGTCCTTGATTTTGTTTTCTGTCGACATTGTGATAAAATTTAATATTAATGTTCAGTATTTATATTACATGCTAATACTAATTATTAATAGTTTCTTGCGTGCTAGCGGTGTATGCATCCACAATTTCTTGTGTCCACACAGCGTTAGCTATATCAACTATTTCTTGAGGCTGCCCTGTAAGATCAGAGCCTGGAGCTAATACATATCTGTGAAAAGATCTTGTAAGCTCTACGCCATCTTCTTCGATTACTGTAGCCTCACGTACCTGTAAGTGTTTAAAATCTCCTACGATTTCAATCTTGTCTACTTTTGTTGTTTTTGTTATTGCCATTTTTTATCTTTATTAAGCTATTATATAACTAAAGTGTCCTGTTATATATGCACTATCTACATGTGTTCCTACTGCAAATCCTGTTCTATTTAAATTATAATAAAATACAGGATTTGTACCGCCTCTCAATCCTATTGAAAAAGTACTATTTCCTGAGTGGTGTAAAGGTGCTTTAATGTATTGGTTATTGCTAGCTGGAGCAAAAGGTAGTCCTCCTAATCTAGCATAATAGTAACCTCCTGAGTTCATTCCGGTTCCGTATAGATCAAACCATACAGTTACTGTATTTCCTATTTTTTGATAATATCCTTGTTGGTTTACATAACTTATTGTAGGATTACCTATGTCAAAATGAAAACCAGGCGTCCAAGTCCCTTCTTCATAATCATCTAATGCATTAGCAGCAGCGGTGTCACCGTTGAAAGTTATACCATTATTTGAAATACGCATTCTTTCTGAGCCGCCTGTTTCAAATGTAAAGTGACCACCACCAGCTGTAGTAACAAATTTTGTTTTATTAGAGTTTGAAGTATCTGCGTCTGGATAATTTATTATAGAAAAGTTATTTCCAGTTGTATCTAAAATCAATTCAGAAGTACAACCCACGCTAGAACCAGTGTTATGTATTCTTGTTTTTACACCGCTGCTTGAATTGCTTTCTACGTGTAATTTTTCACTTGGCGATGGCGTTCCAATTCCTACATTACCACTATGTTTAATTCTAAAAGCTTCATAATGAGTTCCATTATCTCTAACTTTTATAGTGAAAGTTCCATTGCTTAGATTTCCACCTTCTTGTAAAACGCTTAATTGAGCTACACCAGTAGATTGGCCTTCCCAACCAGTGGCTGATAATACTATGTTAGATGTTTGATTAGAAACACCACTTGAATTATCATTCGCGACTCTTAATTCTCCGTTTCTAAATCCAGTTGTATATGTAGAATTACTACTAGAATCAATATGTAGTTTAGAATCCGGGGATGTTTCCCCTATACCAAAATTGCCGCCATTGTTAAAGTATGTGTGTCTTAAAGAACCACTTCTTGAATCAATAACTACCGTTTTATTTCCTGATTGGTCATACAACCTCAATAAAGAACCTGCATCAGTTCCAGTTGTTCCGTAATTATCAACTCTAAATGTTAATTCTTCAGCATTAGGATGTTTTACATAAAGATTTTCAAGAACTTCAAGCTTTGCTGTAGAAGAACTTAAGCCTATTCCTACCTTGCCTAAATAATCAATACGCATTTTTTCAACAGCGTCGGCTCCAGTACCGTTTGTATAAAATACTAAATCATGCTCACTATTAGCCGATTGCTGCTCTGCAACTATTTTAGCTTTTCTTGTGGAATTTCTACCTAACCAAAGTTCAGCGTTATAACCAGTAGTAGGTGAATAAACTCTTAAAAGCTTGTCTGAGTTAGAAGTAGCAGAACCAATATCTACATTACCTGAAGAATCTATGCGCATTGCTTCTGAATTCGATATACTAAATGATATCAAACTCGGATTAAAAAACGCCATTGTATTTTGAGAACCATCAAGAAGCTGTATTTGATTCCCGCTACCCGTTTGTAGGTATAAATAAGAGTTAGTGTCTCTTGAGAATATTCTTGCGGTACCTGCTGAAGGTATCGACGTATCTTGAAAAGATAAAGCGCCTGTTAACGTTCCACCAGCTAAAGGCAGCTTCGTACCAATAAGGTTAGCGGTCGTTGTTGCGTAGTTAGGGTCGTCACCTAGTGCAGCAGCTAATTCATTTAACGTATCAAGTGTTACAGGTGCCGAGTCAGTTATTGTAGCAATAATACTCGCGGCTGTATCGTAACCGTTAGTTGTAAGGTATGTACCTACCCTAGCATCAGTGTAGAATAATTTATCGCCTTCAGATATACTTGTTGTAGTTATACCTGTTAGCTTTGCAGCTGTTACAGCTCCGTCAGCTAAATTAGTGGCGGTTATTGTCGATGCCGCTATAAGATCACCTGTTACTTTTGTATTAGCCATTTAATTGATCCTTTAAATCGTTTATTTCTTGTTGCTGGCCATCTATAATTTCTTTAAGCTCTTTTATAGCGCCAACTATATAAGGCATAAAATCTTGACCAACTGTTTTGTATCTTGTTCCGTCTTCTAAAGGATCACCAGCTGTAAATTCTTTAACACATTCTGGTAATACCTGTTCTACTTCTTGCGCAACAAATCCTTTAGAGTTAATTTTCGAACCGTCTTTAAAGTCAAATGTTCTAGGCCTTAAAGAAGTTATTGTATCTAAGCTGCCAGTAAGATCTTGAATATTCTCTTTTAATCTTTCATCAGAAAGTGATTGTATTGTTACATCTCTAGCGTAAATTGTACCGTTATACGATACATAAAAATCATATCTATCGTTTAATGTGTTATATACATGGTATGTATTGTAAGGAGATCCTAACGAACTGTAAACCGCGCCATCATTAACAGCTTGTATAAAAACACCGTTTGTGTCAACAGAAGTAGTACTTTTACAAAAAGTTATATCGCCATTTGCATGAATACGCATTCTTTCTGATAACCCGTTAGTCGGAGTTGCTGTATTATAGAATGCTATATGAGAGCCTGCTGAATAAACATCATCATAGATAGTAGCTATTTTAGCCTGTACTGCAGGACCACCACTTGAAGCATCTTCGCTATAAAATTGAATTTCTGCCCAAGGATTTGTAGTGTCACCTGACCCTGTTGCTGCATTTCCTAAATCTGTCAATCTTAAAGTTACGGGACTGTCAACCGGTGAAGGATCTGCTCCTGCATTTTTTCCTATATCTAGTAGTGCCTTTGGATTATCTGTGCCGATTCCTACGTTGCCATTAGACTTGTTAATTAAAAGAACACTACTTGAAGTTCCATAAGAATAAAAATTCAAATTACCAGTAGTATTTAAATTTGTAATCTGCCAGTCTAAAGTATTGTCCCTTTGAATTAATATACCACCATCACGTCCTTCTTTTTTATTTAGCCATAAATAATAGTTAGCATCAGCATTATTGTTATTTAGTTTTATACTACCTCCTTCTACTGATAATCTTTGCGAAGGCGAAGTCGTGCCGATTCCTAGATTACCATTTGTCAGTAACCTTACCTTCTCGCTATTGTTTGTAGAAAAGATTAATGGGTGGTTTGTTTGTACGTTTAAAACACCTGCGCTTCCTGAAGAATATAATGAAGTTCCAACAGTATTATCACCAGTTGAAACCCTTAATAAACCAACACCATTACCACTAACGCCTCTAACTTCAAGCGTTCTAGCGGTTGCGCCATAACTAGTAGGCGAAGTCGTGCCGATTCCTACGTTGCCTTCTCCCTTTTCAATAATCATTGCTGCGGTATTTACCGAAGATAAAGATTGGAAATCGCCAGTTGAAAATACTATATCCCTATTTCTTGAAGCAATTAACGCTTCTCCGTATGCGCCACTACCACTAAAAGAAGTTGATTCACCTATCTGTATTATTGGGCTATCTTCAGCATTATACCTACCTATAAATAAAGCAGCAGTATTTAAACTACTTTGCTGTATGTTTAATTTACCAGTTGGCGAAGTCGTGCCGATTCCTACGTTGCCAGCAGTATTAAAAGCCATTGAAACTACATCGTTACCAACAATAACGCCGCTATTTGTTAATGAACCAATATAAACAGTGTTGTTGCCACCAACCGCTTGCATATACGCTTTAGTACCACTAGCGCCTGAATGAAGTTCTAATAAAGCCCTTTGTGAATTAGATCCGCTTGTTGCTTTAATGACTTGATAAGCCATTCCTGATTGAGAATAATGTGGCGCAGCATAAGTACCAACTGCCGTATAACCATTAACTTCAAGTTTTGCGCTAGGCGTAGTCGTGCCTATTCCTACATTGCCTGTAAGAATATTGGCCGTGATTATATTATCAACCCTAGTAGTGTTATTGTCGTTTAGCGATCGTATTTTGAATACATCACCAGCATTTAACTCTATAGCTATTCTTTCAGCATTTGTACCTCCATCAGCATTCTGTATCAAAAGCTGAGGTAAAGATGTTGTGTTTATGTGCAGCCCGCCAGTTAATGTTCCACCAGCTAAAGGCAGCTTTCCAGCAATACTATTTGTAACTGTTGTAGCAAAGTTAGGGTCATCACCAAGGGCTGCAGCAAGCTCATTAAGCGTGTCTAAAGTACTCGGAGCTGATGCTACTAAGTCTGATACCGCTGTGGTAACAAAACCCTCTGTAGCGTAGCTATTTGTTGTTAGATACGATTGTACTCTTGCGTCTGTATAATACAGAGCCGTCCCCTCACCGATATTGGTAGTGGTAATGCCGTGGTTAGCTGCTAGGTGATCGACATCGATTACACCGTCAGCTACTAACTTTACTTTAGTTAATGCCATAGTTTTATTATACTACTGGTTTTGGTAGTTGTAATGTTACTTTAGTTGGAGCTACTTTTTCTTGAATCTGAGCGTCAAGAGAAGCTTGCATTGATGCAATTCTTTCTTCTCCCATCTTAGCTTCGATCCAACCGATAACAACTTCTTCAGTTAGGTTTTCAAAAGCAGTGAACGAATCCGCTGATGGAGCATCTACGCTTTCTACACCGATAATAGAAGCTGTTACAGGCTCGTCAGCATCCGAAGTGCCAAAGTAACTCCAGTGTACATTGTAAACTACTTTTTCTAAACCATCTTGGTTAGTGTGGCAGTCTACTGCATTGATTTTAAAGTTGTACGTATTAGCCATTATTGTGCGATATTTAGCGTTACGTGAGTAGGGTTAGCGATAGACTCTAACTTAGCATCAAGTCCTGCTTTAAGACTTTCTACATCAAGTTTAGATTCTAACCAAGCCTCTACATCTGCTTGTATGATTTCCTCAAAAGGTTTGAAGTCTTCGCTTGGTGCTTCAAGTCCTACTGAGCCATATACATCAGCGATATTACCCTCTGCATCTTCTGCTTGGTATCTCCAATGTACACTCTCGATAACATTTGATAGTTCTCCTTCTTGAATCTTAGCGTGTAATCCTGAGATTACCCATTTGTAAGTGTTAGCCATTTTTATAATTTATTAAGCGTTTAATTGTGATTCTAATGCTGCTACCTTAGCAGATAATTCTTTGATTGCTCCTACTAATAGTGGAACGATTTTAGATTGGTCGATACCTTGATAAATAGGATTTCCTTCTTCATCTACTGCATCTTTTTCACCACTAATAGCCTCAGGTATTACCTCTGCTACTTCGTGTGCTAAGAAACCATCTACTGTCTTTTCAGGGTCAGCGATAAAGTTAAAGCGAGAAGGTTTAAGAGCATCTACTCTGTCTAACGCTCCTGTCATCTCTACTACATTTTCTTTTAGTCTGTAGTCAGAAGAAGTGTTGTAAGCGGTTGAAGAACCACTTGTAGCAATAGAACCTACTATTCCGTTAGGATTGTAAAATAATATTTCTGTAGCAGTACCTGTAGTACTTGTTGCTAATCTTAGTGTAACCCTATCGTTTGTTGTAGGAATTAAACCTGCACCATAAACAGAAGTTCCATTAGGAACGCCTTGAGTTCCAAATAAAACATCACCCCCACTCGTTATGCGCATTCTTTCTTCTAACTCAAATACATTGTCGTCAGTAGAAACTGCATCAGAAGTAGTATGAAAAGCAAGATGTGAACCGTTATCATTACCATCTCCATAAGCAACAATACCTGAAATATACTCTCCGTTTAAATTTTGGAATCCTATTTGACCTACTGCACCTGTTGTATTTGCATTTGTTCTCTTTAAAGCTAATCTCGCTCCACCACTTGCTTGATTAATAGCTAAAGTTGAATTGATAGCAGCACCTCCTATCCCTACATTACCTGAAGAGTCTATGCGCATACGCTCTGAAACACCTGATGCACCATCTCTTGTAGAGAAAGACATAAATGAATTTCTATTACCCGAAGCATTCCAAGCCTGCTCTTTTCCTACAATAATGCTCCCTGCATCATTTTGTCCTGCCACATAGCTTCTATAATGAAGAAATCTAATCTCAGATGTTTCTGTTCCTGTGTCAGAAGTATTAGCATTATCAATTCGCAACGCAACAAAATCAGTAGATGTGTCTGTTAGATGTAGCTTTGTTTGTGGATTCTGCTCTCCTATCCCTACATTCCCACTTGAGTCGATACGCATACGCTCTGTTCCACCTGCTGATATAGTGATATCATTTCCACTTACAGTTCCTATATCTAATACGCTTGATGTATTATAAATATATCCCTCTAAAGTTCCTGCTGTTTGAAAAGCAACTTGACCACCACTTGTTCCATTAACAGATAGTGTGCTATATCCTGCTGCAGCAGTAAGACTCGAAGTACCTATCCCTACATTACCTGAAGAGTCTATGCGCATTCTTTCTGTTATTCCCGTATAGAAGGTAAGTCCACTTCCTGCTGCACCAATAGCACCTACTTCTGAACCATCCCTGTTTATTGAGATAATTTGACCATCTGTAGTGTTTCTGTTTAGATATAAACTTCTGTTGCCATCTCGTGATGCTTGAATAGCACCTACTGAACGAACAGAAGCACCTGTATCAGTATTCCCAATTCCAACAATAAGATTCGTTGTGCCAAAAC